CATAGCAAGTGTGGTCGTGGTAGACCGGGGAGACGTAAGTGACCCTGGTGGGCTTGCCGTTGGGGGCGTAGACAAGATCCCCCCCCTCGCCCACCTTCTCACTTTTCCCGGCCTTAAAAACGCTCCCAGACGCCTTCCCGACGCCTTCCACGTCCCATGTTTCACCCTATCCCGGCCTCAAAACCTCTTAAAACCGAAACTAGGGTCCCTTCCAACCCGGTCAGGGTAGATGAGCGGGCGCACGCCCCCGCGGATGTCATACTTCGACACTCCTTGTCAAACGTATTGACTTTTCCGAAAACACCCAAAAATCACACTCATCAGGTGTGATTTTCGGACATTCGGAAAACCGAAAAGTGCAATTGCACTTTTCTGGGAACCCTCTTGAACGCCCTGGACTCAAGGCGTTCAAGAGGATCCTCAGGGAACACCGCCTGTAATACCCATTACAGGCGGTGTAACGGCCGTTACACCGTCCGGAACTGCCGGACGGCGACGACCTGTCCGTCACGGCGGAGGGCGGTCGGGCCGGTGTCGGGGGCGAATGCCTGCCCCCGGTATTCCGGGCCAAGCCGGTCCAGCACGAGGCTGGACACCAGGAATTTCTCGCCACCCACGGCGGGGACGCCTTCCACGTCCCCGTAGACCGTGGAGGTCACGGGTACGACCACGCCTCCGGGGAGGCCCAGTGTGCCTTGCAGCACGGCACGGGTTGCGACCCGCGCGACCTGGCCGCTGGCGGGGATGGTGTGGACGGTCACGCCGTCCACGCCGTCGATGACGCCGATGTCGTGGGGGGTCAGATTGATAATGGTCATGTTTGTTACTCCAGTTCGGGAAAAGTGCAATTGCACTTTTCGGGGAAAGCGGTGGTTACTTGCCGCCGTCCTCGTGCCGGACGGCACGGTAGAAGGCGACGGGGAGGACAACGGCGGCGTAGGCCGCCAGTCCGAAAAGGGCGGCAATTGCCGCCGTGAACGGCAGCGGGCCGTGGTCCGCTGCCAGGATCAAAAGCTGGGTCAGCACATAGAACGTGCTGGCCAGCGCAACCACCAGCACGGTGGTGTTGCGGAGGGCTTGTTTCATGGTTTGTTTCTCCTTGGTTGGGTTTCACATTTTTAGAAACTCTCGCGAATTTCTAAAAATGTGAAACCCGCCTTTCGGCGGGTTTCGCGGAGGCCTCAGCCGGTCTTCTTGAGCCCGGCTTGGGCCTTGCAGGCGGCCCGGACGGCGGCCAGCATTGCGGCCTCCGTCAGGCCGGCCTTCAAGGCTTCCGCCACGGCCGCGGCGAAGGTATTGGCGGGATCGGCGGGATCGGCGGGGGCGTCGTCGCCGTCGGCGTCATCGGCGTCGGCGTCATCGGTTTCGGCCTCGTCAGGCTTGCTCAAGTCGAGCAAGTCTTTTTGCGTCTTAAACCGTTCAGGTTGAGATTCGACCGTCGACCGGAGATCGCTAAGCGCGACCCCGAGCGCCAGGCTTGCATCCTTCGCCCATTTCTGGGCGTTGTTGAGATAGGAACGGGCAAGGCCGAACTCGTCGGCCAGCGCGGTGGCGAGTGCGTTCGCGCTGACCTTCGGGTTGGCCGACGCGATGTCGGCCATCAGGAGGATCAGCTGGAGGCCGCGCCGGGCCTCTGCCCGGAGTTGACGGCGCTGGTCACCGGTCAGGGTGATGGTGGTTTTGGTAGCGGCAGAAGAGGACTTAGCCATGATTTGTTACTCCGAAAAAGTTTCACATTTTTAGAAACCGCTGGAAACTTGAAAAGAGCGGTATTGCCGGTCATCGGCAGTAGGTTTCAGCGCCCTGTGGTGCAAGGCGCTGAAACCTACTGCCCAACCCTGAAGCCCCCCGGAAGGGTCAAACAGGGCCAGGTGGGGGCGCCCGGTGTTTCACATTTTTAGAAACTGTGAACACCGTCGGTTAAAACCCCGAGGCAGGGACGCTACTCCCTACGGGCAAGGATACGCCGGACACTATTCACGGCAGCTTCGCGTTAGTCCTTCCCGTTGGCGTCATAATCGGATTCAGCGGAAAGCCTATCCTCGATTACGACTATGTGCAGGCATTCCAGTCAGACAAGCAACTGGCTCGCGGGAGAATCGCATTTATGGGAGCAGGGGGGGGATAGCGTCTTGTGTTTCAGTCATTTCCTTGTGTCGCCGTCGGACGCTCAGAATCTCGCGCCTAGGCATAATCAACCGACTATACTACCCAACCATGCCCGCCTTTATCAGTCCATGACTCCTCCTGAGCCACCGGCTGTAGCGATATGACTCCCAGAAAGACTGGGACGCCATACACATGTCCGATTTATATCGTCGTAAATCGGCAAAATACATATTGTCAAAGAACCGCCCACTAGAGGAGATTCTAAAAATTAGAAACCGCAAATTACAGGCGTGATGGTTCAAGGCTTGACAGCCAAGGCGTTAACGTCGGGCCAGACGGTTTACTAGGCACACTTCCCCCGTTCATCCCCTACGACCGGACACTACCTAGGTGTCAGGGTCTTAGCTTCCGATACGCGGATTGCTATTCATGATTCACGCGCCACATCTTGCGGCCTCACATTTTTAGAGAAATCCCCACGGGTCATCCCCGGTGGTCTGGCGTCATGCCGTTGTTGCTTTCCATGGGTCCATTATCGGGAAAAGCGACAAGCTAGGCAAGTGCTTTTTCACATTCGGCGATGAACGGTAGTATTTTGGCGATGAACGGTAAAAACTGTATGCTTTTTGAGCATTTTGTCCGATTTTCACATACTGGGCCACCGGATGTTACATTCTGTTACAAATGAGTGTAAAAAGGGGTGGACATTTTTTTATAGGTATGCTATTCGCACACGCCACCATGCCGCAAAAACCTCCGTGGAATTTTTCGTTTTTCAGGCGGTGCACTTTGCACCGCCCCCCTCCTCTCACCGCTTCCCAATCTTGACGCCACCGTACATCGTCTTCCCCTCAGGTGTCGTCCGCACTTCCACCCCATAGGCCATCGCGAGCTCGCGCATCTTGGCGCGGAACTCGGGAACGGGAAGGGCTCTCTGCTGGGTAACGGCCAGGTTGTAGGCCCAGAACAACTCATAGAGCTTCATTTCCGCGGTTTCCCCACCCTGGCCCACCACGATCTCGCGGCAACCCGCGATAAAGGCCCGGACGATGTTGTTCAGGTTCGCCATCTCATTGACCAGTTCCGAGTGCGTGGCCGGCAGGGTGTAGGTATTGTTCCCGAGCAACCTCACCATCCCCAACACCGCCCACGCCGCGATCGCTTCACGTTCCAGGGCTCCGATTTCGTCCCCAAAACCGGCCTTCCGATCCTTCTCAGCCACACTCTTCCGGAAGTCCAGGACCAACCAGCGCCGTGTAAAGCCTTCCGACGTGTCCTCGGTCTTGGGCAGATGGTTGGCCGCGAACCAGTGAGTGCAAGTGATCGACATCCGGAACACGTCCTGGCCTTTGTATTGACCCATGATATCGGAGCCATCAACGATATCCTTGAAACGCTGACCATCAATCCGCCGTTTGTCGGAGAGCTCACCGGCGATGTTGAGCAGCTTCTTGTGCATGCCCACCGGCGCAAAGCGGTCATTCCAGTCGGCAGGGTTGATCGCGGACTTCGCTTCTTCAGGAAGCATCATCTGAACGATCCGCAACAATTGGCTCTTGCCCGAAGCCGGCACACCATGCAGGAGGAAGACACGCTGGAACTGCGAACCCTGGCCAAACAGGGTAACGGCCAGCATTTCCTGCAAGGCCTTGACCTTCTCCGCGTAATCCCGGTCGGCACCCCAGCAGTCCTCCAGGAACTTGGCAAACATCGGCGCCGTCTTCAGGAGATCCCTTTCTTCCGACTCGATATAGCGGAAAGGCAGAACATACGTCAGGCCAAAGTCAGGGCTATGTTCTTCCAGGCGAAACGAACCTGCCCTCGTCATCACCAACACCCCGTTGGCGAAGTTGATCGTCATCACATCCGACCCGAGTTCAGGGAGCCCTTGCGGCAGAAGATCCGCCACCAGCTGGCGGATGCCCTTGATGTCGCCATGCTTCCGGCAAGCCGCCATGTGTCCATAATTCTCCGATATCATGGCCTGCAGGCGACCGTCCTGAAGCTGTTCCCAGTAGGCACCGTTGTACTTCCAGAACTTGCCGGCCCCATAGCAGACGGGGTGCAGCGCCTGGAGGTCCTCAATGAAGGCACGGGCAATCTCCGAGTGATTGGTGCCTTGCATCGTTTCCGCTTCATTCAGCTTCTTGAGGTGGCGCCGCAACCCCGCCACTGTCACGCCCACCTGACCGGTCTTGGTCATGTAGGACATGATCCGGTCCTTGTCGAGCTCGGTGAGGTTCTTTGAGCTTCCCATCTTCAGGAGGATCTTCTCCACCGCGGCCATGGCGATGTCACCCTTGCCGCCATCGCGCTCAAACTCCGTCCGCAGGAACTCAAGGATCTGGTCAAGGCGCCACTCTTCCATGTCGGCCGTGAAATCACAGCCAAGACGTTGCTTGTCTTCCTCGCTCAGGCCCTCATCCCAGCTCTCCGGCAGGATCTTTTTCTTTTCCATGACGTCACGGCGAAGGAAACCGACCAGGTTTCGGACATGCTTTTGCACATCCACCGGGTCGCCGGCGACGTTTTGCACAAACTCCTCGTTGTAGGACTCAAGCATCCCGACGGCTTCCTTGAGCGTCCGTTCCCCCCGCAGGACGGCATAGGCAAACAGGCCGGCCTTCTCCGTCAGGTTGATATCCCGCATCCCCGGCGCCACGAATTCCGTCACGCGGCTCCAACCGGAACTGGAAAGTTTCAGACCCTCTTTTTCCAGGCCGGCCCGCAGACGCTCTTCCAGGTCCTTGGGGCATTCGGGGAGCTTTTCGTAGACGTCCAGGAGTTCACAGTTGGCGGTATAGGGCCGTTTCGTGTCCGGGTGGATACTGGGGGGCAGGACAACCTGGGTTCGGTCGGAAAGGTACTCGCAGACCGACTTACCGTCGGCAGTCTTGATGCGGAAGGTCTTGACGCCGTTGTACCGGAAGGCGATGACCATCCCCTTCTTGCCAACCCGGACCCAAGGGGATTCCGGCAGCTCCTTGAGGATCATATTGATCAATTTCTGGTCATCGGTGTCGATATCCATGACGCTGACACGGGAGCATTTACCCAGGACCAGGCCGATATTGCCGTCGGGATACTGGTCAAGCCAGGCCTGTTGCTCTTCGACCCCAGGCATTTCCTCCGCAAAACGGTTCCACCCTTGGGGGATGGGGCGTTTTTCCTGGGAAAAAAGCGGGATAACGGGGATATTGGCGGCAAAATAGGCTGGGGCGGTGCTCAGGAAGATGTTGCTGGACATGAGGTTTTACCTGCGATTTTGAGGGTGTTGGGCAAAATAATTCGGGTTTTCGCCACTTTGGGGGCGATTTTTGGGGCTTTTACGGGCTTTCCAGCCCGAATTCCGTCTTCATCTGGGCCAGGAAGTCGTTTCGTTGATCCGGCGTCATGACGTCCGACAGGATCCGCATCGTGCGTTGTTTGAAGGCGTTGACCTGGCTGATATTGGCGGACTTCTCCATCAGATCGACCAGCTTGGTCATCAGGCTGGTGGCGACACGGAAGTAGGAGGCCTGTTCGCTTCCCTGTTCGCTGGTCAGGGTGTTGCCATAACGCTTCAGCTTCGCGTACAGGGCAGCCAATTCCCGTTCCACCCCCTCCCCCAGCATGGCGTCGATCTCGTCATCATTGAGCTCCCCGAGGGCTTCCTGGGCCTTCTCCGGGCTTCCTTCAACCAGCAGGGTCTTCAGGATCGGGAAAAGGTCCGGGTGATAGGGGGAAGCCTCCAGGTATTTTGAAACCCCGCCGGCTGCCGAGGCCTGCTGGCGTAGTACCGGGATCATCCGGATCGTGGCGGGGTCAAGGGGTGGGTGATACATCGAACTGGTCATGGCGGTCTCTTGCGGTTCGGTCCGCTTCGTCTCGGGTGTCAATTATGCTAATCTGCCCTGGCGGCCCCTGGGAACCCCCTACGACGTAATTTTCTGTATCAGTCAAATTTCCTGTTTGTAACAACCTGCTTTTTAGGAGGATCTCGATGTCAAACCCCTACGCCCTCTCCCTGTACAACGAGATCCAGAATCGCTTTTCGGTCGACGCTTCGAACATGCCGATGAGCGAGTGGATTTGCCGGAACACGACCCTGCGTGGTGTCCCGTTCTCCTTCCGGAAGTTTCCGTTTCAGAAGCAGATCGTCGATGACATGCACCCCAACCTGTGCGTGACCAAGATATCACAGGTGGGCCTCGCCCTGGACCTGAACACACCCATCCCGACCCCAACCGGGTGGTCGACAATGGGGGGGCTTCGTGAGGGGGATCTTGTCTACGCCCCCAACGGCAAGCCCACCAGGGTCACTTACGTCTCCCCGGTCTACCACGACCACACTTGCTATGAACTTACGTTCTGCGACGGGGAGAAGATCGTGGCTGATGCGAACCACCGCTGGGCAGTCCATAGCGACCGGATGTTCAACCAGCAAGGTTTTTACCCTGCTACCGGGCGCATCCCGAGAGCGGTGGAACATGAATACGGGCGTTCTGGCGTCCTGACCACGGAGGTGATTGCCCGTGGTTTCAAGCGGGGGGAGCGGCATGATTTCTTCATCCCGGTGGCAGCCCCACTCGAGCAGTCGGTCCAGGACTCAGAACTCCCCCTGGACCCCTACTTCCTTGGCCTCTGGCTTGGGAACGGTCACGCCTACTCCTCCGACCTGTCGATCCACACCCAGGACCTGCCCGAGATTCTTGTCAGTCTCCAGGAGCGTGGATTCTCCTGCCGGGTAACCCCGGACAGTGCCAAGTGCGTGAAGGTGAAGGCCGAGACCCCTGAGGGTACCGCCAAGACCTTCAAGCGTTTGACTAGCCTCGGGGTCCTGAAGAACAAGCACATCCCGCAACCGTACCTCCGGGCCTCCATCGAGGCTCGTCTCGAACTCCTGCGGGGGTTGGTGGATACTGACGGCTCAATTGCCGAGAATGGGCGCGTCAGTTTTCATAACACCAACGAAGCCATTATTGAGGGAACCCTGGAGCTTCTCCGGAGTTTGGGGTTCAAACCCCACCTCCGGTGGAGACCCCCGGCGGCTCCAAGTGTCACGAGGGATGGACTGGTGATCACCCCCAAGCTCCCCATCGCCGAGGTGCATTTTATCGCCTACGCTGAGACCCCTGTGTCAGGTCTCGCCCGCAAACGGGCCAGACAAAGGTTTGACGGTAGGAGGACGGAGACCGGGCAGCGCCGTATTGTGGATGTGCGGCCGGTTGTTACCCGGCCGGTTCGGTGCATCACCGTGGACGACCCAAGTCACCTGTTCCTGGCAGGCAGGGGAATGGTGGCAACCCACAACACCGAGACCCAGATCCGGAAGGCGGCGGCGTTCGTAACCCGGAACCGCGGGGTGACCCTGCTGTTCACTTTTCCCTCCGAGGACATGCAAAAGCGGACCTCCCAGACCCGTATCCAGCCCCTGATCACCGAAAATGGCGTGTTCAACCGGGCCAAGGAGGCCGGAACAACCCAGATCCGGTCGGTCGGCATCATCCAGATCGAGTCCTCGTTCCTGCTGGTGACCTCCTGCACCGAGGGTGAGGCGACCTCCACGCCGGCCGATGCCGTCTTCAACGATGAGGTTGACCTATCCGACCCAGGCATCCTGGCCCTGTTCAGCTCCCGGATGCAGGCCTCGGACTGGAAGTTGCGCCAGCAGTTCTCGACACCCACCTTTTCCGGCTATGGGATCGACCAGACCTATGCCGTCTCCGACCAGCATGAGTACCTGCTCAAGTGCGACAGCTGTAACCACTGGCAGTTGCCGCTGTTCACCCGGAAGTTCATTCGGCTGCCGGGCCTTCCGGACTCCGTGGACCTGGCCGGGATCGACCAGGCTATCCTGGACAACAACCGGATCGACCTCGACACCGCCTTCGTGGCTTGTGAGCGGTGTGGCTCCGAACTGGACCTCGGCCGGGGGGACAATCGTAATTGGGTACCCCTGCACCCCCACCGGACCAACGCCCGCGGCTACCGGGTACGGCCCTTCTCGGTCAATACCCTGTCGCCCAAGTACATCATCGAAAAGATGCTGGAGTACAAGCGGAAGGGGTTCATGCGCGGCTGGTACAACACCGTGCTGGGTGAGACCTATGAGGACGGTGACATCCGGCTCACCGATGTTCAGATCAACGCCTGTTTCGAGCAAGGGCACCCCGATAGGTTCCGCGATGTCGATCCGACCCGCACCCCGTTGTTTCTGGGTATCGACCTGGGTCTCGTCTGCCACATCACGGTCCTGGCGCCAAGGGATCGTCGTTCTCCCCGCCTCCAGGACATGGAGGTCGTCTGCTTTGAGCCCGTTCCCGTCGAGCTGTTGATCGAGAGGGTTAAGTGGTACCAGCAGAACTTCCTGGTCGTCGCCGGTGGCACTGATAGGCACCCCTTTGCCCCTACTGCAAACGCCCTGTATGACGCTACCGGGGGCATCGTTGTCCCCTATGAGTACCGGGGGGGTGCGGAGTTGAGCGACAAGAGCGAAAGCGACAAGACCATCCAGATCAACCGGACCATGGCGATCGACACTGTCGCCCAGTTGGTTCGCTCTGGGAGGGTGACCTTCTCAGGGTATGGGGATCAGAAAGATACGATTCACCTCCACCTCAAGAACATGGTCCGAGAGGAAACCCCAGAAAAACCGGCGGTTTGGAGGAAGCTCGGCGGACCCTCGACCCTGGACCACTACTTCCATGCAATCACTTTCGCATACTCCGCATTAAGATTTTATCTGGGGGAGTTCACTGGGTCCGCCCAGGCATTGGACAAGCGCCAGACCGTCTGGGTGGCCCCTGCAGGCACGACAGCGACAGCAGCCATGTCAGGGCTTACCTCGATCGTCGGGGCCGGCCATGGACCTTCCAGGGGCCGTCAGGCCACTGTGGGTTTTAACAGGCTTCGTTAGAAACCTAACTTCTGGCCGCTAAAGCTCTGTGACTGGTACAAATGATTTTTTCTATGTCTCGGGAGAGAAGAGAGGTAGGTAAATGAGAATTATTTACAGAGAGATATATTTTATATGAGGTGGATTTTTTCGTTTGTGACAGTCACAGAGCATTAGCGGCCAAAAAGCCCCGAGTGGCCTGTTTTCCGGCTACCTGTTAAGATTCCGCCAGACAACCATCCCGGCAGGTAGCTTCGCCATGTCCAATACCCAACCCTGGTTCGCCCGGCTCGCCGCCGGCGGACTGGCCAGCAAGGCCGTCTCCGTGGTCGCACCGAAGAAAACAGCGGCCACGGCGATCACGCCGACGCATAACATCTCCTCGCCAGACACGGTCCTGACAGCGCCCGCCTACCGCGACCACCTCTCCGACCTGTTTGATACCCGTCAGGCCTCCGACGCCCGCGACCTGATCAAACTGCTGATGGTCCAGGACCCTGACGCCTCGGCGGCAACCAACGCCTTCCTGACCACGGCCAACACCGACCCCGTCATCGTCGTCTATGACGTCAACGACCAGATTGACAGGCCGGGGATGTTGACTCTAAACCAGATCCTGATGACCCTCACCGAAAGGTATGATTACAGCAAGGGCTTCGAGTTCAGGCATTCCTTGAGCTCCCTGGCCGAGTCCATGCGTTATATGATCCTGCTCCGTGGCATGCTGGCCGCCGAGGCTGTGATTACCAAGGAAGGAATCTTCAACGAAATCCGCCAGGTTGATCCTGTTACCCTGGAGTGGTACGAGAAGACAAATGGTGTCCGCACCCCTGTCCAGAGCATTTCCGGCACCCAGATCGACCTGAACGTCCCAACATTCTTTGTTTCATACTTCCGGCAGGATCCCACGACCCTGTATCCGAATAGTCCCTTCGTCTCGGCGATCAACACCATCGCGGCCCGTCAGCAGGTCATCAACGACCTGTACAGGATCATGCAGGTCACCGGCTACCCTCGCATGGAAATCACGGTCCTCGAAGACATCCTGGTCAAGCATGCTCCCCCCGGCGTCCGGGCTGACCCGGACAAGATCCAGGTCTACGTCACCCAGCAGTTGAACCAGATCACTTCAGCGATCGGAACCCTGCGGCCAGACCAACCTTTCGTCCATACCGACTCCATTGAGCCGAAGATGATGAACGAGAGCAAGGCCGGGATGAGCCTGAATATCGACCCGATCATCAAGACGCTCAACGCCCAGAACCAGGCCGGCCTCCGCGCCGTCTCCACCATCCTTGGTCGTGGCGAGTCCGGGGTGAATACTGCATCGGTCGAAGCCCGCATCTTCTCGATGACCGCCCAGGAGCTGAACCAGCCCATCGCCGAGATCCTGTCCCGAATCTTCACCATGGTGCTGCGGATGACCGGCTCCCAGTCCTACGTCAAGGTCCGCTTCCGGCCCGTTGAATTGCGGCCCGACCTCGAACTGGAACCCCAACGTGTCCTGAAGGCAGATCGTCTCAAGAAAGATCTCTCGCTGGGCATCATCGACGACGACACCTACCACCTGGAGATGTACGGCCGGATCCGTCCGGACTCCGCCCCGATCCTGACCGGTACCGGGTTCATGGAGAAACAGACCTCCGGGTCAGGAACAGGCGCTGATAACATCACGCCAAACTCCGACCCCCTGGGTCGTAGTGTCAGCGACAAGAAGGCGACCGACGCCGCCAAGAGCAACTCGGTCAGCAAGAAGTAGGCTTGACGGTGTCAAGACTTTCTCTGTACGATTCATGCAATATAACGAGGTAGCCTGCAATGGCCAAGCGTATCCCGATCACCGATGAGCTCAAGGCGGCCATCAAGAAGTCTGTCGGCGGGGATGTCAAGTTCGACAACCTGGCCGTCTATGAAGCCATTGCGGTTACCAGCCGGCCGATTGTCCAGCGTGGGCTGTACTCCGGCGCCACGGTTGAGCGTGACCTGATGGAAGCCGCGGCGGATAAGATCAACACCGGTGAGTTCGTACCCCTCCACCTCGTCCATGACCAACCCTGGGGAGGTCTGCCGGTCGGCCGCCTGTTCCAGGCCGGCATCAGCAAGGATCCGATGGATCAGGCCGATCAGCTCCACACCCTGTTCTACCTCGATGAGGGGACCGACGAAGGCAAGGCTCTCGCCTCCAAGGTCGACAACGGCGTGATCGAGGAAGTTTCCATCGGCATGATGGCCGAGAAGCTGCTCTGTTCCGAGTGCGACTTCGACTACCTGTCTGACGAAGATTCCCTCTGGGACCGGTGTTGTCCGAACGGACACATGCTCGGCAAGGGCAATTTCCACCTGAAACTGTCCGGTCTCAAGAAGCTGATGGAACTCTCCCTGGTATCCAAGGGGGCCTCCACCGGCGCCAAGGTCCTCGCGGAGCGCAAGCGGCTACTCGCAAGTCAATTTGAAGTCCTTGCGGCTGACGGTTACAATCCTGAGCGACTAGCCCTTTTTGCATCCCCCACCCTCGGGGAAGAGGTCGACATGAAAGAAATCGAAGAACTCCAGGCCGGCCTCGCCGCCCTGACCGCCAAGGTCGAGGAGCAAAGCACGGCGTTGGCTACCGCTCAGGACACCATCAAGGCCCAGGCTGAAGAGCTGACCACCTTGAAGGCTTCGGCCGAGGTGACCGCCAAGTTCGGTGACAAGGTGGATGCGATCGTCGCCCTCGCCGACAAGGCAGAAGAATTGACGGGCCTGTCCGGCCGGATCGACGAGTTGAAGGCTTCGGCTGAAACTCCCGCACCGGCCTCGGGCAACCCTTTCAAGATTCCGCTCGACGGGATCGAAAACCTGCGGGCTTCCGCGCAAGGCTCGGCCAACCAGCCGACCCCGCGTGGTTCCGCTTTCAAAACCAAGCGTTAAACGGAGGGCCACACAATGGCTACTATCGGTGCAGGTGTGACCCTTCGTGGTCAAACGCAACCCGAATCCCGCTACACCTTCCTGCTGGACTCGGCCATCGTGGTCGGTGACATCGGCAAGGCTGTGGCTCTGAAACCCGGCACGGCCAATACGGTTCGTCTCGCCGCTGCTGATGACCTGATCCTGGGTCGCCTGTACAGCTTCGAGGACCGCTCCGTGGAAGGCATCAAGGTCGGTGCCGTGGAGACCCGCGGGGGCTTCCTGTTCTCCACTACCGGCGTCGTTGCTGTCGGCAACTCCATCGTGGGTGGTGCCACAGCCGGTTACGGCAAGGCGGGTGATGACCCCCGTAACCGTGTCGTCGAAATCCCGGCTGCCGATACCGCCGTCGTCCTCTTCCTGTAAGGAGCTACTGACATGACCCGTTTGACTGAAATCGCCCAACACCGCAAGCCGGTCGAGGAAGTGGTCGGTGGCCTGATCGCCAGCTCCAACCACGAGTCGACCGAAAACGGCAAGAAGCTGGTGCAGATGGCCCGTGATGCCGGCCTCAGCGTCCGCGACTACCTGACCCTGGCTGTCGACGTGAACTCCGGCAAGCATGCCGAAGCTAACCGCGCCGCCGGCCTGAATGGCTACGAAGCCGCCCTGAGTCACCTGAACCTCCCGTTCGGCAATGACTTCGAGCAAGGCGTCGTGCTTCAAGCTGCTTCTGACACCTTCGCGACCTACGCCGGTACCCGTGCGATGTTCCCGGAAGTGCTGGACGACATGCTGAAGCAGCTTGGCCGCATGGAGCAGATCGAGAATACCGCCGCCCTGATCTCGCAGTCCCGGACCATCAACGGTGTGGAAATGATCTCCACCGTGATGGAAGACACTGCTGGCCAGGATGACACCTTCACGATCGCGGAAGGCGGCAAGATCCCGGTCCGTGCTGTTCGCACCAGCCAGAACAGCGTCCGCATGTACAAGCACGGCTCCGGCTATGAATTCACCTACGAATTCAACCGCCGCGCCAGCCTGGACATCATCACCCCGTTCGCCGCCCGCGTGGCGCGTCGCCTGGAAATCAGCAAGGTTGCCGCTGCGACGGCCGTGCTGGTGGGCGGTGATAACGTGAATGGTCCGGCCACCCCCGCCGACCTGGCCACCTACGGTGCTGACTTCACCGGCGGCAAGACGCTGAAGGACAACTACCGCGCCCTGGCCAAGTTCATCATGACCAAGTGGAAGGCGGGTTACCCGATCGACACGATCGCCTGTAACTTCGACCTGTATGTCGAGATGATGTTCATGTTCGCGCAAACGAACATTGGCACCGCCTCCGACGTCCAGAACCTGGCCTCCGCTGGCGCCCCGAGCATCAACCTGCCGGTGATGAATGGTGCGATCAACGTCGTGCTGTCCTCGACAATCGCCGATGGCTACTTCGTGGCCTTCGTGAAGTCCGAGACGCTGGAAGAACTGGTGGAAGCCGGCTCGATCATCGCGGAATCGGAACGCAGCATCACGACCCAGGTCGTGACCTACGTCCGTAGCGAGAACACCGGCTACAAGCTGTCGTTCGGTGACACCCGCTTCCTGGTGAAGGCCAAGGCGTAAGCCTTGACCCCAACGGGGTAGCAGGCGACAATGGGGACCGAAAGGTCCCCATTGTCATTTTGGAGTCACCCATGTCCACCGCTCTCATCCAACTCCAGGGTCAGTCCATCCTGTTTACACAGGGGCAATGTCTGGATCCCTTCCGTCCCTCTGTCCTGAACCTGACCCCTGCGGTTGAGGCCTGGGTCGAACAAGGCCTGGCCAAGATCCTCCGCAAAGACCCCGGGCTGACCGATCAGGAGTGGGGCCGTATCTGGTGGGACGCCGGCCGCGATCTCAATGCCGCCCTGAGACTCGCCGGCTTTGTGGACGCCCCCAAGCCTGCTTCCAACAAGAAGTCGTCCTCCAAGGAGTAATCCTCCATGCTCAGCTGGGTGATCACCGGGTCTGACCTGACCTATAAGGTGGAGTTCCAAGCCAACGGCACCCCGGTCGTCCCAGACCCCGGCAGCGTGTTCCTGACCATTCGGGACAACGCCGGCGCCGGTATCTCCCCGTATGTGAACCAGGCCCAGACTGTCAACACCACCCAGTTGGAGCTGACAATCCCTGGTCTCGTCAATACGCCAGCCGTACCGGGGGCCCTGGAGTCCCGCTACATCCTGCTGAGCTACCTGTACGGCGGACTACCCTATTCAATCCGTCAGTCCTATCGCCTAACCCCCTTCCTGACCTTCTCGGCGGATGAGGCTGCCGTGCGCAAGCACTTGGGCATGCTCCCCGAGGAACTGGAAGACTACGAGATCGACCTCAACCAGGCCTACTACGAACTGGCTTCAACCATTACGGGCCTGGAGGCCCTGCTGCAGGCAGGGGATCTGACCAGTCTCCGCGCCAACGATGCCCTCGCCATTCAGGCGGCGCTGTTGATCGCGACCAGCCTCGCCGCGAGGTACGGCCAGCGGGTAGCCTCGGCGGACTCCGAGTTCGCACGGGTCACCGGCTTCGACCCCGACGCCATTGTGGCTCGGCTTGAGGCCCGGCTCGCCGAACTGGTGAACCAGCTTACGGCTTCCGACCCCGATACCGTCACCAACCCGACCCGCTTCCTGGTCGGAACCCGAACCGACCCGATTACCGGAGCCTGATATGCGAGCCAGGGTATTCTCACGGTTCCAGGAGCGGTGGGTTAACATCACCCGGATCAGTGCCTGCTTCCTGGGGGAGACCTATGACCCCGAGAAGCAGGTCACCGCGTTCGAGGAAGTCGTCAGGCTCCTGCGGGTGCCCAAGGATAGCGTTGCCGCTGGCGGCGACCACGTTATTCAGCAGATGAGGCACTTCATCCTCAGTGAGCATAGCCAAGAGTCCGACATGAAGGTCTTCCGGCTGATCCCCCTGCCGGATCAGGTCCTGTGGAAGGTTCAGAGCACCAAGGTGACGGACCCGGTTACCGGCCTGCTGGTAGACTCAGGGACCACCTTCTTCTCGAACATCTGGGTGCGCAAGATCACCAAGGGCTTCGCCAAGGAGACCGGGCATTTTGAACGGGAAGTCATCCGCTACGTCTGTGGCTCCACCGTCCAGGTCGGAGACCTGATCGACAACCGCAAGGTGAACCGTGTCTACCTCGAACAGGGCGTCCTGATCGCGGAGACCTGACATGGCCGCGAAGAGGGGTAAGAGCAAGGGGATACCCTCCGACAACGAGCTGGACAAGCAGCTGGAGGCGTGGAGAAAGCTTGCCGAGGCAAAGATGACCCTAGCCCTCGTCCTGCGCATGGACGAGCTCTCTCCCACCGTGATGAACTCCCGCAAGCGCAAGGAGAAACTCGCCGCGGATCTGAACCAGGAGGCCAAGAGGCTCTTTTTCAATATCGCCAAGCATATCCTCGCCAACCAGATCGGACGGGGTGCCCGGGTCACGCTCCATAACGGCTGGAAGGGCCTGACCCTGCCCAAGTACACGCCTGAGCAGCAGCTCAGCCCCAGCTACCTGGAACAGAAGCGGGAGAAGGGAAAGACCACCCCGGGGTACTTTAAGTACAGCGGGAATCTGCTCATGCAGGACCTGCTGTCCCCAAACCTCCCCCTGTTCACGACGGACGACATCAAAGTCGTTCGGGCCTATGAAGACGAGACGTGGCACCAGATCCCGGGGCAGCCTGGGAAATTCCGCGCCCAGAAGGTCGTCCGGAACTCCCTAGGGCGTTTTGCCTCGAAGCTGGAACTGAGCACGGGCTGGACGATCGAACTCACCTACCGGGGGGTCTTCGCCGGCAACCACTCCAAGCCGGAAGTTCTGGTGTTCACCGACCGGCCGGACGCCCTGCGCAAGCTGTTGAACGGAACGGTTGACGGGACAAGGCCCTATAGGCCCCTCCTGGCTCCCTACCTGGACTGGTATCGGAAAGTCGCTATTCCCCAACTGATCAAGGATAATTACAGCAAACCCGCCGTGAGGAAGAAGTAATGGCCACGAATACCCTGGAGAATATCTCCGCCAGTCTGTTGAACTTCTGTAAGCGGTTCGCGGAAAATGCTGTGCTCCAGTCGCTCACCAATCAGTCCCTGAAACCCTGGGACTTTGATACCGTCCAGAGCGAGGATGAACTCCCCCCGGAAGACCTGATAGGCATCTCCAACCTGTCGGTGACCGTCGATGAGCATCTGCTGGAGATCGAGTGCCTGGTGGGGATCACCACCTACTCCGACACCAACGGGATGCGGCTCAAGAAGTTGATGGGCTACTTGTTCGAGGAGCTGAAACCAACGTGCGTGTTGCACTATCTCGATGCCGAGACTGGGGTGAGGTCGAATCTGCTGTCGGTATTGAATGGAACAAAACTCATGCCGGTCACGGGTGGGCTCCGGCCGGCACGGTTCATCATTGTTCGCTTGAAGTCACTGGAGACGATTGAACTGAAGGGGCCGTCGAGTCTGTAAGGAATTGCAGGAGCATGAAATGGATTTCTTGCGCCCGGCTGCGCTTGAAGAAGACCGCACGGGCGTCGATCTTCGCCATCAACTCTTCAGGGAGGCGGATAGTGGTGGCGGCGAGGGGCTGGCTCATGGGTTACACTACTCAAAAGATTTGCCTCTTGACTCTAGCATAAGTATGATTGAGGCACCAGAATCCTTCTGCACTATACTCGGAGAACCGTCATGGCTGGTGAAGCTAAAACCAATGCCTTTATGCTGGGAACTGCGACCGTCATGCTCGGCGATCGAGTTGATCTGTTCGACTTCACCCCGGCGAATCATTCCATCGGCCTCGTCAAGAACTTCAACTTGACCGTCGACCAGTCCTACACGGACCTCGGTCAGGGCCTGACCAATCAAACCGTGTTCTCTGTCAAGACCGGCAGCAAGATCATGGCGACGATGGAAGCCTATGAATACACTGGCAAGAACCTGACCTACGCCCTGGGCATGGAAGGATTCAACGCGGGGGATGCTATTACGGCGTCTTCCAGTATTATTGGTACCCCAACCCCCACTACCACTGGTTTCACCATGTCTGCCGCCCTCGTGGGACTGGCCGTTGGTGACTACATCAAAATCCAGACGGGGAATAACGACCAGGTTCTGGTTCGCAAGGTGGCCACGATTACGAGTGCTGCCCTGACTTTTGTCGACCCCCTGCCGGCGATCCCCGCGGAAGGCGCCACCGTCTCCAAGATGAACGTGATCCCCCTGGGATCCAGCACCGCCTGCGAGGACACCTTCGTTGCCGCCAAGATTGTCGGTACGCTGGCGGACTGCAGCGAAGTCGTGTTGCTGTTGCCGAAGGTCAAGGTCACCAAGGGCTTCAACATGGCGTTCAACTCGAACGACTTCCAGAACCTGCCGCTGGAACTGACCGTGTACGACCTGTTGGCGGACGACGACCACTACGCCACCTTCGCCGAGTTCGGCAATGCCTCGGCGATGCTGCTGACGCCGAAGTAATCCGGTTCGGATTGCACCTCGAAGCCTCGCCAGTGTAGACTGGCGAGGCTTTCTTCTTTCTGGATGAGATTCCCATGAGCGCCAACCTGAGCCCCGATTTCCGCCTCCCCGAAGGCCGTGTCATCTTCATGTCCTACGGCCTGTTGAACCGTCTGTCGATGATCATCGGCGAGCCGGATAACCTCCCGGCCATCTACCTTGACCCCGGCCTCCAGGGCACCGTGATCTCCCACCTGCTTGGGAGCTACGACGCCGAGAAGAAACAGTTCGTGCCCAAGGAACTGGATGAGCTCCAGATCTCCCCGGTAGTTATCGCCGACATCCTGGCCTGGGTCTCGGAGCACATCCTCGATTTTTTCGTCCTGACGCTGGAGAACGCCAAGGGACTGGAAAGCAAGTACAAGCACCTGCAGGCGACGGCAACAGCCTCACCGTCTACAACGGATGGATCGAAGGCCTGAGCTACGAGGAGGTGGTCTGTTGGGCCTTCCAGGTTGTTCCATCGCGGCTGGAGCAACTTTTCTGGTCGAACTCCCACCGAGACATTACAATGACGCTCAGGCTGAAGGTTGGCGAAAAGCACGTCGAACACCTCCAGCAGTACGAAACCCTGGCGGTCCTCCTCTCGCAGGCGTTCGGAGGCCCGTCATCCAAGACCCCCCAGGTGTCCACGGCCAACCAGCCCCAGACGCAGGGTGATGCCCAACGTATGTTCAGGAACCTGTTCAGCTAACGGGTTCCTCCGAGGAGTCCATAATGGCTGAGACCGAGAAGCCCACCCCGATTCAGCTGGATGCCAACCTCAGGGTGGAGACCCTGGGGTTCCAGGACGCCATAGCGATGGTGAAACAGGTCAAGGCCCAGATGCTGGATCTGCACCAGCGGGCCAAGGTGGTGCTGGAGATCCCCTCGGGAGTCAAGGGTGTCGGCCTGGCCTCGGAAGTGCAGATGCACATCAAGGCGGCCCAGATTTTTAAGGGGGCTATGGAGGAAGTCGGCCGGGCCCTGGTTCTCGCCCGAGAGGGTGTCAAGGGCCTGGATGCAACCCTCCTCAAGTACTCCAAGCAGGGCATCCTGGAAGGCCAGGTCAAACAGCACAAGGCCAACTCCAAGGAGTTGGAGAATCAGTTTCGCCTGCAGGTTCGTGCTGGAGACCTCAAGGTCGAGGAGATCCGGAAGCTGAAGGACGAGCAGAAGCTCAAGTGGGCGATTGCCGAATTGGATGACATGAACCGCAAGAAGGAGACTCAGCGGACAACCCAACGTCTACGCGCCGCCCAAACCAGCCTGGACCTTTTGCGTCAGGAAAATGTCGAGACCCGCAAGCTTGCGGCGGAAAAGATCCGCATGGAACGAGCTGGAATCGACCCCAAGAAATACACCTCGGTGAAGGAGTATCAGAAGGCTCAAACCGAACTGGCTAAAGCCCGTGAACAGGCGCTGGCCGAGGAGCGGGACGTCCGCACTGGGAGGGCCCTCCCTGCGTCCGCCAAGGAGGTTCAACAGCGTCAACGGGTTAAACAGCAGAAGTTCTCGATCATTGATATCGCTCGTGCCGAAAACGAAAAGCTCATCCCCAGCCTACAAGCCGTGGCAAAGGCGACCAACCTCGTGTGGTTGCAGGAGGAGCTCCGCTACGCCGGTATCCGTAAACGCCGCGGGTTTGATCAGATCGAGGAACAGGAGCGCATCAATGCTATCCGTGCCCGGGTCAAACTCCTGGGTGAGGAGGCGAAGGCGGCTGAGAAGGCCCGCCTGACCGCCGGTGTTGCCCCCACCCACGCCGAGTCTGTCCAGGCCGGCCGCCGGAAGATGTCCTCCTACACGAACGCGGACTTCAGCGACTTTACCGGGATGCACCCGGCCCAACTGAGTGCCCTCAAGCAGGGGCAGAACGCCCGGTATCTCGCGGGGGTGGGGGCCGGTAACACCCAGGCTGCCAATGATGCCCTGCAGCTGCTCACCCGCATCAAGCAGCACGAGGCGGACATTATCGCCCAACGCAAAGCCGGAGCGGTCACTTCCAACGGTCAGGCCCTGACGGCCCAGCAGCTTGCGGACAAGGCCTACAAACTCCGGGTCGCCGAAGTCGCCGCCGTCGGTCTGGAGGCGGACAAGGTCCAGAAGCTGAACTCCCTCGCCGAGGTTGGCCTGCAGATCGACGCCGCCAAGCTGCGCATGAAGCAGGCGATCGCCAACCAGCAGGACAAGGAGGCCAAGAAGGAAGATGAGCTGATCCAGAAGCTCACCCGGCACAAGCAGGTTCTGGCCCGTCAAGCCGAGGACCCGGAGGATCGTGCCCGCATCAACGCCTACCGCCGGCAGGATACCCGCGAACGTCTGTTCGGGGATGGGGGCGCCAGCACCCTGCTTGTTCAGGCAGGCCTCATGGCCGGGTATCAGGCTTTGGGGGGTATCCAGAGCCTGTTCTCGGGAGCTATCAGGTCAGCCGTCGAGCTCGACGCCGCCCTGAAGCAGCTCCAGGCGATCAGCGCGGCTACCCGCAATGAGATGGTGGACCTGAAGGCCTCCCTGATCGAGGTCGCCCAAGGAAGCAAGTTCAGCGCGGCCGAAGTCGCCCAAGCCTCGGTGTTACTGGCCCAGGCCGGTCTGTCGATCAACGAAATCCAGCACACCATGAAAGCGGTGACCCAGCTGGCGACGGCCTCGGGGTCCGAGTTGAAGAAGTCGGTCGACGTGATGACCTCGGTGTTGTCTGTATTCGACATGAGCGCCAGCCAGTCGGAGTCCGTTGCCAACAAGCTGACCGCCGCCCTGAACCGGTCCAAGCTGGACATCGACAAGATGGTGTTGGGTCTGCAATACGCGGGTAACGCTGCCGCCGACGCCGGCGTCAACTTCGACGAACTGGTGTCCGGCCTGTCCGCCATGGCCAACGCCGGTATTCGTTCGGGCTCCACGCTCGGCACCGGCCTGCGCCAACTGTTCGTCGACATCCAGAAGCCTTCCCAGAACTTCCAGGAGATCCTGACCCGCCTCGGAATCTCCCTGTCGGATGTCGACATTCGCGCCCAAGGTTTTGAAGGGGTCATGCGGAACCTGATCGACAAGGGCTTCACGTCGGCGGAAGCCTTCAAGGCCTTCCAGATCCGGTCGGCCTCGGCCTTCGCCGCCCTGTCGAACAACATCGACACCTTCCATGACATGCAGGACGCGATCCAGGGTACCAATGCCGCTCTGGAGGCGAACGCGATCCAGATGGAGTCCATGTTGGTCCAGTATGACCACCTGAAGTCCAACCTCGGCATCCTGGCCGCCGAGGGCTTCAAACCCCTATTGCTGGTCATCCGCAACATCACCTCCGGCTTCGCCCACATGGCGGAATCCGTTGATAAGTCCGGAGCCACTCTCAAGGTGGTGTTCACGGCCATCGGGACTGTCTTGACCACGATGGTAGTCGCCGCGGCAGGTAACGCCTTGGGCGGTCTCCTGCGGCTCACGGGGGGCTTCGCAACCCTGCTGCTCTGGGGGAGAAATTCCGGGAAGCTCCTGTGGGAACTGGGTAGGGGTCTTATCCTCCTCCGTTCGGGTTTCGTAGCCTCTGCAGTCGCGGCGGGGGTACTCGATCTCAGCCTGAAGGGTTTGGCAATCACTGTCGGCCGCATTCTGTTGGCTCTGGGACCCATCGCCATCGGCATCGGCCTGGCCGCTGCCGCCTTCGGCGCCTTCAGTTCCGAGGCGGAGAAGCTGAAGGACAACCTGGACGAGGCGAAGACGAACCTAAACCAGCTCGCGGAAGCGAATGATCAGTCCAAGCAGCAGATCGAAGGCATCGACGGCGCGATCAAGACTCTCTCCGAGCGTTACGGCCGGTTGTCGCAACACTCCAGCGAGCTGGAGACCTATGTCCGCTCGCTCGCCGAGCAGTTCAAGAACCAGGGGGTCACCCTCTCCGACCTGTCTGGAAAGACGATTCCGGAGTTGATCGCCAAGCTCAATGAGCTGCGGGATACCCTGAGTGGTGAATACATCCTGAGGATTCAGGAGGAGGGAACGGCGCTGGAAGCCGTCAACAAGCTGGAGATCCAGAAGCAATACAGCGAGGCGAAGTCGCTGGGCAGCAAGCTGGCTCCTGGCGTTGCCCTCGGAAGGTACAAGGGCCCCAATCAAGGGGCCGTTGACGCTATCCTGGCCGTCCGCGAACTGGTTAACGCCCAGAACCGTGGGCTGATGCCCAAGGGAGGGCTCGGGGCCTACACTAACCTCGGAACGCTCCGCCGAGACCTCGCGAGCTACCAGCAAGACCCTGAGCTGAGCAGGAACAAGCCTCTGGCGAAGCAGGTCGACGACGCTCTACGTATCCTGGATCTGCTGGATTCAGTACACAACAAACAACGCACCGCCCTCCAGATCCCCAAGGATACCCAAGCCAGGATGCGGGCGGAACGCTTGATCGCAGAGCGCAGGGGCGACGGAACCTCCGGTTTTGACAAGGCTACTCAGTCCCTCATGGACCTCAGCCAGAACAATGTGAAGTCTCCGGACAACATCGCGTTTCTGGAAGCCGGTGTTCAGGCGCTCAAGGCGGAGTCCGATAGGGTGGGGGCCGCGCTCAAGGCTGTTCCGGAGAGCGATGCCGGCGACCGCATGGCCCGCCAGAAAGAGCTCCAGGAACTCGCCGAGGCCCTGAGTCGTTACGAGACCCAGCTTCAGCCCTTGCTGTTGAAGCGGGACAACGACGAGATGGCCCTACTGAAGGCCAAGTTGGAGTCTATTCAGCAGGAAGAGAAGACCGTCCGGGCGAAGCTGGATGGGGAGTTCACCCCGGCTGTTCGCGACAAGCTGAACAATGAGCAGGCAAGGCTGATCGCAGAGCGCCAGGTAGCCGAGAAACGGCTGCGTACCCTGGAGGAGAAGCGCAACAAGGTCAGTGAGGCCGTCCGTAAGGCGAACGCCGCCCGGCTCGAAGAAGACATGCGTCTGGAACTGCAGCAGCTGTCCTCTCAGGCCAACAAGGGGAATGCCGATGCCAAGGCGCGTTTGCGCAAGCTGCTGCAGGAGAGCGGTCAGCTGATCGACGACGCTTTCAATGAGCAATACAACCTGAAGTTCGAGGAACTGGATAAGGGTCTGCAACGTGAGCTGAAGGATCAGAAAGCCTTTGGAGGCTCCCAGCGCAAAGCCTTGTCGGATCGCCTGATGATGCTGGAACTGCGCGGCAGCGGGTACAACACGGATCAGCGGCTGTTCAAATCCGACTCGGACTACCCCTCGGAGATGGGTACTCTCGGTCTTCGTTCCCGGATTGCCGCCCGCCTGCAGGGCGCCGCGGCCAAGCGGGATATGCTCAAGAGCGAGAGCCAGCTCGGTCTGGAACGCGCCAACCTCCTGGGTTCACGCCTCCCTGAGCTGCGCAAGGCTCAGGCGGATCAGGAGCAGCTTCTCCTGGTGTTGGAAGCCTCCAAGAAGATCGCCCTGGAAGCTCAGGCACAACGCCTGGCGGACACCCAGCGCCGATTGGCGGCGGGAGAGTCTCTGGGACCGAATGCCCAGGCCGAGATCGAGCGCATCAACGACGAGGCCAAGGCCGCTACGAAGGCCTTCCAGGAAGCGCAGGACGCCCTCGACAAGATGCAGGAGAAGGTCGAAGGCTACCAACGGGAGCGCCAGGCCTTGTTGCTCAGCTACACACAGGAAAATGATGAGTTCAAGACCCTGTTCGATGCCTTGAAGGTGGGGGTTGAGGGCGCCACACAGGCGATCAGCGATGCCTTGGGGCGGATCGTCAGCCGCACGGGGGACGTGAAGGATGCCTTTGAGGACATGGGTCGGGGGATCCTGGCGTCGATGCTCAAAGTGCTGACCGACAAGATCGCCGAGCAGTTCATGGGGCTCCTCCTGGATATTGGTCTCGGCATGTTTGGGGGTTCCGGGAAGGCCATCGGCAACGCCGGAGGGAAGGGCCTCAAGAACACGCTGGGAACCTCCCGCAACGGAGGCTTGATCCGCCGGGCCGAGGGGGGCTTCGTCCCCGGCATGGTGGCTCGTGACTCTGTTCCTACACTACTGATGCCGGGGGAGTTCGTCCTGCAAAAGTCCGCCTCCTCAGCACTCGGTGAGGACTTCCTGAACGGCCTGAACCGCACCACCAGCGCCACGTTGCGCCAAGGTGAAGAACGGGCGAAGAAGGCGGCCCAACCCGAGGAGAACGCCGCAGGAAACCTGGTGAACGTCTGGGTGGTGACACCAGATCAACAGGTGGGCATGAGCAAGGATGACATTGTCGTCACGGTCAGCGACAATATCGTGCGCGGCGGAAGCCTCCGTCGTTTGATCAAACAGGTTCAGGTAGGGGCATAATATGTCATTCGAGGTGTACTTCAAGCGGCAGATGCTCCTGAGAACGATCGGCGTCGCCAACGGCGCCGTGGGGCTGTTCACCAACAATGGTGGTACGGAGCTAAGCGGAGACGGTTACGCGCGGCAGGCCTCGGCCTTCGCCGTCACCGTCTCCGACCCGATTGTTGCCCGTAATAGTGCCGCCCTCGTCTTTGGGCCGGCGGAAGAAACCTGGCCGACTGTGACCCACGTCGGTATTTTTGATTCCGCAGGCAACCTGCTGGCGAAAAAACAGCTCCTTAACCCCGTGACCGTTACCGACGGTAACACTTTTGCCATCGCCAACAACCTGGTGGAGGTGGGCTTTGTTTAAGTCCGAGGCCCTGACCCCCTGGCTGGTCGTTGACCCGATCTCGCGATTCCCACCCCGGTACTACACGGTGGAGACCGAGATATCCGAACTGAACACGGTCGGCTCCACCGGACGTAGCTATCAATTCGCCGGGGTCCTCAAGGCTCCTCCGGTCCGGACCTTCACGGTACGTCTGCCAACGTTGGGGTACTTCCCAGGCACCGACGGTCTCCCTGATCTGGACTGCCGGCCGGAACTGAACATGGCGGTGCTGGAACGGTTCTATCTGACCAAGACCATGGCGGAACCTTTTAGGTTTGACCATCCCCAATTGGGAGACCTGCAGGTCAGGTTTGCGGAACCCCTGCGCGTCCCCGAAGGGCTACCACGCGGTGGGGGCTACCTGGGGGCGATCGAGGTCAAACTGATCGAGGTTCCGGACAGCCGAAGCGTCGCCGGGAACAGGAAGACGGGAGGCCTCAACCCCGAGAAGTGGGGAGACCTCGACGTCTTTGATTTCCCGAACCACGCCGTGGCTACGGATTACACCCCGGAGGCCGTCAGCATCCCCCTGGGCGGGAACTATACCGTCAACCTGAGACCCTCGAAGCCGGAGCTGCGCAAGATCCGCCTCCGCTTCCAGACGATGCTGTGGAAAATGGATTCAGGCCTGGTGGATTGGACGACCTACGCTCAACACAACCTCGGCCGGCTGGAGTATTTCTATATGCTCCAGCGGAACAATACGGCCTTCTGCTACCACCACCCGGTCTATGGTAGACTCAAGGTCCGGTTCGCATCCCCTCCGGTGCTGCCTCCGGCCCTCCCGAGGGGATGTGGCTGGACTGGCCCGGTGGAAGTCTCCCTGATCGAGGTGCCGTAATGCAACGTGGCGTCGACCTGACCCGACATCAGGAACAAGCCAGAGTCCTGAACCCGGACCCCTACGTCGATCTCTATGAGGTTCGGGTTAACCCCTCGGCTGTCGTCCGCCTGACCAACCACCCCAACGTGGACTGGCTGGGCTCGACCTGGGAAAACTGGGCTGTTGAGCTTAACGGCCTGGCGGCGAAGACGACGGGGGAACTGAATAGGCCTCAACTGCGTTTGGCAAACCTGAACGGGGTGTTCTCCCCGATCGTGGCCGGAGGGCTGGTCTATCAGGGTTCCGTCACCCGCTACCGGGTACTGCTCCAGGATCTCCATGACGGCCGGCCGTCCTACCTTCGCAACTTCTGGGAGGTCGCCAAGGTCGCCTCGCTGAGCAAGGATGCGATCGTCCTGGAGCTGAGAGCACCGATGGACCGTCAGGACTATAGCCTCCCCGCCCGGCAGTTCATCCCGCCGGAATTCCCCTACGTCAAGCTGAGCTGATATGGACCTTCAGGACTACCTCGGCAGGCGGTACGTTGATGGCAGGGCCGACTGTTACGGACTTGTTCGAGACTTCTATCGCCGGGAGTATGGGTTGCTCCTGCGCAACTACGCCCGCCCCGTGGGTTTTGACCAGTCCGGTTTGATGCTGCTGACCGACAACTTCCGCCGCGAGGGTTTCGATATCGTCAACGTGCCCATCGCCCTGCTGGAGCCCGGCGACGGTTTGCTGATGATGCTGGCGTCGAAACACGTCAACCACGTCGGGGTCTACATCGGGCAGCGCAAGGTGCTCCACCACCTGTACCGGCGGCCGAGCACGGTGGATACCCTGGACCCCCGGTGGCAACAACGGCTGTCCCTTGTTGTGAGGCATCCGGATGTGACGGAACAGAATCGTCGGAATCTCCCCAAGCAGGAGTTCATGGACTTGCTGCCCCCGCACCTGCGCACGAAGGTATTCACGACATGATCGACCTTCAGCCTTACTGGTCCCCTGACGTCGAGCACTGCGGCGTCATCCTGAAAGACCTGAGCATCGTTCAGCTCCCCAACCTGTCCCCGACCCCGACGGAGTCCTTCGAGATGGACGTGGAACAGGTCCTGGCTCTGGATCCGATCGCAACATGGCATACCCACCCCAGAACGGGGCCGAATCTTTCCGCACCGGACTACCTGCTCTACCTGCAGCACCCCAAATTGTGGCACTATATCGTCGGCTGCACCGGAGAAACCTGGTGCTATTTTGTCGAAGACGGCGTGGTGCTCCTGCATGAAGATCCTGATCAGGCTTGAAGGCAAGCTCAAGAAGCTCTACCCCGAAGGTGTCGAGGTCTTTGCACGGACAGGTCGTGAGGCTCTGGGGATGCTCAGCCGTTTCCCTGGCTTCCGGGCTGAGGATGGCGTCAAGTATTTCGTCCGGGTTGACCCCCTCCACTACTATCACGACCTCGACAATCCCCTCTCCTCCGACGTCCTGACGGTGACCCCCGTCCACGGCGGCGCCGGCGGTGGCAGCGCCCGGCAGATCGTGATCGGCGCCCTGCTGATCGGGTTCGCTCTGATCGCCCCATTTGGCCTGACAGCCCTGGTGGACGGCGGCCTCCTAACTGGGCTCGCTTTCAATCTTGGGGTCTCCCTTGTGCTCGGCGGGATCCTGCAGTACATGAGCAAGGCCCCCAAGGCAGACCCCGTGTCCGGCGACAAGAGAAGCCGCTTCCTGGGTGCCACCCAGAATACCGTCGCGTCCGGCACCCGAATCCCCTTGGCCTACGGTCGGGTGAAACTGGGCGGACATTTCCTGTCCTTCGACGTCGATGCGGAAGACTATGTCCCAGAATAAACCCAATCTGGTCGGTGCCGGTGGCGCCCCCAAGCAGAAGACCCGCACCAATACGAACGACAACCTGTTCTCGCGGGATGCCGTCAAGATCGTACTGGCGGTCGGTGAAGGTCCGATCAAGGGGCTTGTGACCCCCGAAGACCTCACCCCTGTCGTCGGTGATGACTTCCGCAGCTTCTTCGTGGGGGGTGCCCCCCTGCGCAAGCAGGACAACACCGACAACTTCAAGGACCTGACCGTTGCCTTCTACCCTGGGGACGCCGATGAGGTCGATATCGACCTGACGGGCACCGGTGGGCAGGGGAACACGGTCGACGTCGGTGTCAACGTCACCCACGAGAGTCCCGTCAAACGCTTGACGCCCCCGGAACTGCGCGGCCGGATCAAGGCGATCGAGGTCCGGATCGCGATCAATCAACTTTACTTCGAGAACGATGATGGGGTTGTCAACAACACGATCCACTTCCAGATCGAGTACAAGAAATCGCGAGCGCCGGACGCCACCTACGTCAACTACGAGGGCGACAACTTCAACACGGACTTCGGGCACCTGACGGTCACCGGCAAGACGACCTCTGGGTGGATTCATGATTACGTCCTGATCCTCCCGGAGACCGACCCCGACCCCGCTGATGATTGGGAGATCCGGGTTACCAAATGGACAAAGGACTACGACCCTCTGGCGACGACCTACAAGGACATCGCGGAGATCGCGTGGGAGAGCATGCAGTGCATGACGGCGTCGACCCTGACCCATGACAACCTTGCCATGGTAGTCGTGAGTGGCAAGTCCTCGGACCAGTTCTCCTCGATCCCTGACTTCCACGGCATCTATGACGGCCTGGTGATCGACGTTCCCAGCAATTACGACTCGGAGGTTATCGGCACCGCGGCCTTTAGCGGCCCGTGGGACGGCACGTTCAAGAAGTCCTGGACGAATAATCCGGCGTGGATCTTCCACGATCTGATCACCAACCCCCGCTATGGTCTTCGAGCGCACTCCCCGCTCGTTACGATCAACGTCGACGATGTTTACCGTGCCGGCTTGTATTGCAACGAATCCGTCGTCACGGCCTCCGGTGAGGCCCAGAAACGCTATACCTTCAACGCCGTGCTCTCGGAGGTCCAGTCCGGTTCCGAGATCCTCGACTATGTGGCGGGGAGTTTCGACGCGGTGTGGTACGACGACGGCAACGGACAGATCAGCCTGAAGGTGGATGTCTGGTCTGAGCCTACCACCTTGTTGACCCCGGAGTGCCTCACCCCAGACGGCTATCAGTACTCCTTCAGTGAGGTCTCCAGCAGGGCGAACGAGATCACGGTCTCCTTCATCAATCCTGGCTTGGGCTGGGTCGAAGACCGCCGCCAGATACCGTCCTCCACGGACCCCTATGGCGCCGAGCTCCGGGAACGTAACGGGCGTGTCCCGATGGACTTCGTGGCGGTGGGCTGCACCAACGAGGACGAGGCCAACCGCCGGGCGCTACGGCGACTGATCATGGCAAACACCGAGATCACGACAATGACCTGCTCGCTGCCGCGCCTGGGGGCGCTGTTTGAGCCGTTCGAGATCGTCTATGTCGCCGACCCCGACATGCTCTGGGGTACCTATACCGGCCGGATCGAAAGCCTGCAGGGTCGCACGATCACCCTGCGTGACCCCATTCCGCTGGAAGCTGGGGTCAATCACGTCCTCAAACTGCAAACCTACGCCGGGGTGGCTACCCTCGCTGTGAGGGGTAATGCAAACCCGGCGACGACCCTGACGATTCAGGGAGACCTCCCAGGCTATACACCGGCGTTTGCCCAGTTCGCGATCGTCACCGACGACTACCCCCTCCACCCTTTCCGCGTCCTCGCGATCGAGGATCAGGAGAGCGAAGGGGAATTGCTCCGTCTGACCGCCCTGGAGGTCAGCAAGGACAAGTACACCCACGACCTGTTGGCCGTCAGCAATCGTTACCAGATTGTGTTCGGGGCTGATGAGTTCAACGTCAACCTCTACAACAAGTTCTATGCTCGGTATGGGGTGCCCAAACAGGGCATGGTGATTGAGTTCATCGTCGCGGCGAATGTCTTGTTGTGCAGCTCCAGTGCCAGCACCAAGACCCCGGCGGTCACCACCGGCAAATGGCCGGCGGGGGTCGTCCCCAAGCTGCGGTTACAGGGGGGCTTCATCTCGGGGCTTGGGGGAAAAGGGGGCCGCGGCGGCCGAGCCTTCACCGGACATATCGGGAACTCCCCCGGCAGCTACCCTTTCGACCAGACCTACTACTACGGTAGCGGGAAGGACGGTCAGGATGGCGGCCCCGGCCTATTCGTCCTCTCCCCGATTGTCGTCACTTTTGAGCACCTGGACAGTTTCATCGCCGGGGGTAGCGGCGGCGGCGCCGGGTCAGCTGGGGTTATCGGAACGGTCCATTCCAAGGATCTGTTTGAGGGAGTCCAGGTCGTGGCCTACGCTGGCGCGGGGGGCGGCGGCGGCGTTCCCTACGGGCAAGGAGGGCTTCCCGGAGAAACGAATGCTGACGACTACACCCAGTATGCCTATCATGAAACCTACCCCAGTGCCTTCTCGCCGGAGACTGGGGGGGCGGGGACAGACGCCACCAGAACCACCCCAGGCCTCGGTGGAGATGGCCTGGTGGACAACTCCCGACTTGGACCCAGCTATCAGAGTTACACCGCTGGGGTGGGGGAAGCCGGCGACGGAGGGGAGTACCTGGAGGGGACGGGTAGAGCCACGTTGGCGAAGAAGGCGACCTGGAACCCCAACGACGGCACCTTGGTGATCCTGAAAGGAAAAGGTAGCCCAGGCCGCCCGGGTTATCGTGGAGATGCCATTCGAGGTGCCGCCAAGATCACTTTCCAAGGGCCGCTGCCGAAGCGGATTGTGGGCTCGGTTATACAGTGACGCCCGACTGTGATTTAATAGGCGACAGTTTTCAGGAGGCAGCGTAATGGCTCTCACGGCAGGCATCTTCTACAGCGGCGCGGGCATCCCCAGCAACGGCGACGGCTCCGATGGTGATCACTATCGCAACACCAGCAACCAAGACCTGTGGTTCAAGTCTTCGGGGCTGTGGGGCCTGATCGGTAATCTGTACAACGGCCCCCCGGACGGTATCGGGACTGTTATCCAGAACGGTTCTGGCAACCCCAGCAACCTCAACGGTGAGAATGGTTATTATTATCGGGATACGGTTAACCAGAACCTCTGGTACAAGAATTCCGGCCTGTGGGCCCTGATCGCTAACCTCGGGGTCGGGGCAGTCCCCATCTCCCCCGGCACCCCCTTCATCGAGGGGGCCGGTGTCCCTGACAACGGCGACGGCGACGAAGGTCAGTACTACCGGAACACCACCAACCAGGACATCTACCGTAAAGGCCCTGCCGTCTGGGTTCGCATCGGAACCTGGGCGGATGCCGTGGATACCGGGACGATCTTCCTGACCGGAACCGGAGTCCCCTCCGGCGGCACGGGTTCCAATGGCAACTACTACCGGGATACCGACACCGAGGACATCTACTACAAGTCGAGCGGAACCTGGAATCAGGTCGGTAACTGGCTGGGCGTCTCGGATGGAACGGTCACGATCTCGACGTGGGACATGACGGGGGCCCTGACCGAGGTCGCGCCCGTCGTCGCCACGGGCGCCACCTTCGGCGGCACCAATCCCAGCTTCACCCTGACCCCCAACGCCGGCAGTCTCCCCGGAGGCGGCAGCTATTACCTGGCGGGCGTGGAGACCTCCGACGGCATCACCCTGTCCGGGGCCGGGGAGTATTGGGCCGAGATCATCAAACCCACGGTGGTGGGTGGAAACCTGCACAGCTACGGCCTGGTGATCCTGAACAGCGGTGCGACGCTGACGGATTTCGTCACCCTGTTGAACGGGGGAACGCCTGCGCATGACGTGTGGGGGGCCTATGTCTCCAATCGGACGAGCACTCCGGGGAGCGTCTCGGTCGATACGATCGCCAACAACGTCATCACACCTGGGTCTGACGTCAACCTCAGCCTCGCCAACGGGGATAGCCTGTATATCGGCATCGACACCTCGACAAAGGCCCTGAAGGCGCAGCGTAATACCGACGCCGTCAGCACACTCCCGGTGATCAGCACGACCGGGATGCCTGCCTCCAATACCTTCAAAGTAGCGGCGGTCCTGTTGTTTACCTCAGCGACCCCGACGTTCTCCCCGGGCAGCCTGACATTCGATCCCGCGACGGATGACGCCGGTAAGACGCCCTTCCTGATCACCGGGGAAGCTGTCCTCCCGGTTGGTGCCGCCGACAACACCGTGTATGAGGTCATCACCTCCGGTGGAACCTATAGCGGGGTCTCCGCCAAGGTCGGGGACTTCGTCTGGCTCTATGACAACCTGACGAAGATCTTCCGGATCGAACAGGGTTATGCCCTGCAGGGAAACCCCAACAAACGGTACAAGATTGTAAGCGGGGTCCTCCGACAGGCCTCTGCGGGGGCAGGTTGGGAGTTGATCGACGATGCTAACCACCAGCCAACCAATGTGGCTTCCGTGACCGTAAACGGATCTGGTAATCTGGAGATCACCTACAACTTCACAGCCACTAATAAGGGGGCCTTCTCAGCCTGGCCAGATGAGACCTTCTCCAATTGGGGCATGAGGATGGGAGCCAGCGTGGGGAATTCCTCTGCTACCATTGAGATATATGGGGCCTTTGGGGGAGCGATTGTAGCCAGCGACCTGGTCACCCCCATTAAAAGCATCACCCCCTTGGGTTTGGAGATTACAGCCCAGACGATTGACCCCAACGCTGGGACAATCACGGTCACCCATGGCACTCAAAGCCACACCTCCGGGAATGGTTCCCCTGTTTCTGTTTGCGGGTCGGGGAATAACGGGTTCTGGACAGTCACTAGCACCAAGTCAGACTTCACCCTGACCTATCGTCGAGGCTGTATTGGAGGTATCAGTTGGGTCTCGGGGAAGCCCTCGGTGAACACACAGATTGCCTACCCGGCGGCCTATACCGTTACTGGTGCCCAGAACAGTTCAAGCAAAATTCGGTTGAATGTCGCCAGCCATAACCTCTATGCGGGCATGGCCGTCGACGTTGCCGGGGTGACGGGGACCACTGAGGCCAATGGGCAGTGGTACGTGGATTCAGTCGGAGCAGGGTATATCGTGCTCGGTAACGACACCACCACGGGTATTCCGAGTGCCTTCGTCAACGCTTGGGTTAGTGGTGGAACAATCACGATGGTGAAGGCCATCTGGCAAACAGATCACCTGGAGATATTCCACCCCTATTCTGGGTCCACCCAGTTTGTGCAGATCCAGAGCCAGAAGTCGGCGACAATGTTCCATTACGAGGTCGACGCCGCCAGCATCAGCACCTATGGCTTCCACGTTTACGTCCGGGATGCCGCTGGTAGTTATGTTACGGTCCCCACCAGTGAAATGCGCTTCAACTACGACCGGGATGTCCTCCTACCAGCGGTGATTCCTGGGAGTCTTGTTGGGCACGTCAATCGGGATAATATCCCCTGCGATGCGAGTGGGATCTACAGTGCCAATGGTAACATCTGGTTCATGGGGATCTTCGAGGTATAACCTCGAAGATCCCAAGGCTTATTTCGGAGAACAATCATGGCGGCAACACTTGGTAATTTCCTGTCCGGCGCGGGCATCCCCAGCAACGGCGACGGCTCCGACGGTGATCACTATCGCAACACGAGCAACCAAGACCTGTGGTTCAAGTCTTCGGGGCTGTGGAGCCTGATCGGTAACCTGTACAACGGCATCCCGGACGGTATCGGGACTGTCATTCAGGATGGCGATGGCAACCCCAGCAACCTCAACGGTGAGAATGGTTATTATTATCGTGACCGGGAGAACCAGAACTTCTGGTTCAAGGTCGAGGGCATCTGGCATCTGCTGTGCCGCCTTGGGGGTATCGCCGAGGGCGGGGGTGCCGCTGACTGTACCCTTCAGGTCACCCAGTGGGTTTTGCCGGACGACTATACCTATGAAAACGGGGTCCCCTACCCGATCGAGCCTGTCGCTGGGGACGGTCAGATCATCGAGCTGTCGATCCCCTACGACGATGCCTACCTGCTGTTGCCCAGCAACGTCGGCACGGATGTCTCCTTCATCCTGCGATTGGTGGATACCAGCATGGAGACGGCAACCACCGTGACTCTGGAGACTGCCGGGGGGCTTGCCCGGTGGATCAAGTTCCCGCCCTCGGCTTTCCCTTACGTCAACTTCCGGGTCTTCCTGTCGACGTTGGGGGATCCCCACGTTGAGATTATCGACCTCGGTCCTCCCCAAGTGTGGGGTCCGATCACAGCGGTTGAGGGTCAGACGTACCCCGAGGCCCTCTCCGGTCGCCGGGATCACGCGGGTTTTATCCGGATCTCCACTGGGGATGCCATCGTTGATACCTTCCAGGTGGTCAGCGAGGCCCTGAACTTCCGTGATAACATCCAGGTCCATATCGAGGGCTCCTCGGGGAGGATCAACAACCTGACTGTCGGGGACGGAGGTTCCATTGCACCCCGGCCGGTCTACCCCGGCGACGTCCTGCGTGTTGTCCGTGAACCCGCCGCGGGCGGGACCTGGAACACCAAGCTCATCGTGGAGCGGACCAGCTATGTAAACCCCCCGGCGACCATGGTGCTGACCTCTACCGCCAACACCACTTTGGTGGTGGATGAGGACAAGTTTCAGTACCCCGGCGGTTTCATGTGGAACACCACATCGGCGTCCCCTGTCAGTGTGGAGTTCCCGACGCCGCTGTCCTTGGGGATGACCATGGGGCAGAGCCAGGCAATCAACATCCGGCAGGGTGGAACCGGGGTGGTGACCCTGACGGCTACGGGTGGCGCTTCTATCGAGGGGACCACGGTGTTCAGCAGCCAGTATGAGGTCAAGACCGTGATGTCAAAGAATGACAGCACCTGGATCGCCGTGGGGGGCTAGTAATGCCCTGCCTCTCCGCCTACGCCGACAACGTCGACGTGTGGAAGCGATGAGACCGTTCTGCTAAACTGCCCCGGAACCCCCGGGGCTTTTGCTATGTATCAACTTCGACTTCCCTGTCTCGATGCGCTGTTCCAGCCCCTGCCCCTGCGGCAGATTGTCGTCTACCTCGCGGATGGGACGACGCCCGCCCCCGTCTTCAACCTCGACGATGAACCCCGCTCGGCCTCCTTCCTGACCGACCTGTCAGGGTTTATTGAATTCCGACTGGCAACGCCGGTTACCCTGGTCTTCCGTGTCGTCACTGGCACCCTCCTGGGGGACCCTCTGCCGCTGTACACCTCGGGAACCCCTTTACCCGGGCAGCCGGAGGTCAACACCCAGATCAGCGGGATCGTAGGCGCCGTGGGTATCACCTCCGGCTATGCCGTCACCCAGGACGAGTTTGGACTGTTCAGGGTAACCGACGCCGAGGATCCGCTGGATTTCGGCAAGACGACGGGCATCGCCGTCCGCACCGGCGCCCCCGGGGCGTCAATCGACATTGTGAGCAGTGGCTATCTAACCAACACGGCCTGGACCTTCACGGAAGGCAAACCCCTGTTCCTGGGGGCTCAGGGCGAGTTGATTCATGCCCCACTTCCGGGTACCCTTACATTTATCCAACAGATCGGTGTGGCGCTGTCTGCTACGACCGTGATGATCCACATCGCAACCGGCATCAAGAGGGCTTAACAAATGGCTGACAAGTTCCTGTTTATCGACGACACCACGGGTGCCGTCACTGAAAAGGCTCCCGCCACCGCGGGTGGTGCCGGTAATGAGGGGCGCATCCCGGTCCTTGGCGCCGGCGACGGCCGCCTGACCGCCGATATGCTCCCCGCAGGTATTGCCGCCGAGGTCAAGACCGGTAATGCTTTCGAGACGATCACCGCCAACGCCTTGGTGTACTTCAAGTCTGACGGAACTGTTGCCAATGCCTCCAACGTCTCCGGTGGCCACGCCGCCGAGGGTTGGGCCGCCAATGGGGGCACCGCCGGCCAGCCGATCACCGTCAACTTTGAGGCGACGATCACCGGCCTGTCTTCTCTGACGCCGGAAGGCATGTGCTTCCTGGGCACCGCCGGGGCGATCACCCAGACCGTCCCCACTGGTGCCGGTGTCCTGCTGCAGCATATCGGCCCGGCCCTCAGTGCCACCGAACTGCAGTTCACCAATTCCGGGTTACGTGTCCGCCGGATCGCCTAAATGACTAAGGTCGTTGCAGTCTCCTCCAGCGGTGAGCTCGAAGAGGTCGAGGTCACCGGCGCCAGTGCCAATGTCAAGTCGGTCGAGATCGACTTCGGCGGTACCGCGACGAGGGGCAAGACCTTCACGATCACGGACGCCGAGGTTACAACGGCGTCGTTGATCCTGATCGGGCATAGCGCCAAGGCCGCGACGGGGCGCTCGCAGGACGAGAATGAAATGGACACGCTGTTGCTGAGGGCTGCCCCAGGCACCGGTGAGTTCACCCTCTACGCGGATGCCTTTCCGAATTTTGTTTCCGGCAAGTTCCGGGTCAACTACCTACTGGGGTAATCAACATGGCGCTTATCACTGACTCGACCGGAACCAACATTGCGGATGTCAACTCCAGCGGGCGACAACTCGTCCAGCCCCCGACCGACGGCACCAACGCCGGGGCCGTGTTCCTGGTGGGCAAGCCTGACCTGTCCAGCCCGGCGAATACAGGCTCGATCACGGGGAGTTCTCAGGGGCTGCTGGGCACTGCCGGAGTCGAAATCGACTTTGACGTGAATTTCGCAGCTTCGGCGATCTGCTACACGCAGTTTCTCCAAGCATCAGCTACCATGTCTGTATTTGTCGCCAGCAACGCTCTGGTGCTCAACTCTACCGCGGCCACTGCCTCTGGCAACTACATCCAGATCAGGACCTACCGTAGTTTCAAGGTGGAGCGGGGCGCGGATCGGGTGTGGGGGTTGCGCCTTCGCCTCGATCAAACCCCCGTGGCGAACACGACAGTTGATTTCGGGTTGGGCCTTGCCGCCACTACCGCTGACCCCACCATGGGGGCTTTCTTCCGCCTCAATTCGGCGGGGGAACTGCGGGGGGTTACGATCTCCAACGGGGGCTCCGAGTCCACCACCCCGGTTCTCACCTATAGCAACCCGACGGATTTCCAGGACTTCGTGATCGTTATCGGTCGCAGCTCGGTAACCTTCTTCATCAATGAGGTTCCCGTCGGCTCAATTGCTGCCCCTTCCAACAGCACGGGGCCCGTTGCCGGTGAAAGCTTCCCGGGTTTCGTCCGTGTCTACAACAACGCCGTGGCTGGTGTTGCCCAAAAGGTCTACGTCTCCAAGATCACGAGCGCCACCATGGGAGGTTTGAGCAACCGCGACAGCACCCATCTGGCTGCCCTCAAGGGCGACATTGGTCAACAGCAGGTCGTCGGGGTGGGAACCGGAGGTCAGACCACGAACTGGACGAACAGTGGAGCTCCGGCCGCTGCGACTTTGTCGAACACCGCGGCGGGTTACACCACACTGGGGGGGCTATTCAGCTTCGTCGCCTTGGCGGGCGCTAATACGGACTATGCCTTGTTCGCCTACCAGGTGCCCGCCGGAACGCTGACGAATATGGGTCGAACCCTGATTGTTAGGGGGGTGGCCATTGATGCTTTCGTATCCGCCGCAGCAGGTACCCCGACGGTGGCGACGGTTCTTGAGTGGGGCTTCGCCTTCGGAGCAACGGCGGTCTCACTGGCCACGTCGGAAGGCAGTGGCTCCAAGCTCCCCCGCAAGGGCTTCCTGGGGGTCCAATCTATTCTCACCACCGCCGTGGTCGGGACCGAACTGCGCCGTATCCAACAAACCCTTGAACAACCCGTGGCGGTCAACCCCGGGGAATACTTCCACATTATCCTGCGGATCCCCGCCGGGGCGGCAACAAGCTACCCGACGATTATGGGTGGGGTGTTCATCGACGCGAGCTGGGAGTAACCCTTCATGTCGAACTACCTGGTTCTTCAGGGTCGACAAGGGTGTCAGGTGGTGTCAACGCCCCACGAGGGCCGAATTGACATCACCGATCACCCTCAGCTCACCACCATCCTCCGCCAGCCGTTCAACTTCTGGCTGGCGGAGGATGACGTCAGCCTTGAGTATCGACCTGTTCGCTGCCCGGGGGCGTTCTACTACCTCGATATCGACGGTGTCTATGTCCTGGACCTCGTTGCCCTGGATGCGGCCAGGCAACAGGTGTGGGAGCAGATCAAGGCCCGTCGGGACAGCCGAAAGGAAGGAGGGGTCAAGGTATCAGGTAAGTGGTTCCATACTGATGCCGCCAGTCGGGTTCAGCACCTGGGTTTGCGCATGCTCGGCAACTCCATCCCCCCGGGCCTGATGTGGAAGACGATGGACGGGAGCTTCGTTGAGATGCCGCCGGCGTTGTCCGCCGGCATCTTCCTGGCGGTCCTGACCCAGGACACCCAAACCTTCGCCGTCGCCGAGCAGCATCGTGCTGCCGTCTACGCCAGCGAGGACCCTTTCTCCTATGACTTCACCCCTGGCTGGCCCCCTATCTTCGGAGAGTGACATGGAGCAGGTTTACCTCGTCTTTTGCAACAGCAAGCTCCCGCTCTCTCCGATCATCCGCGCCGTTACCCGTGGACGGTGGTCGCATGTCGCCCTCATCTGTGATGCCGCCTCGGTGTTGGAGGCTACCGGGGCCCACGGCGTCACCAAGACACCTTTGGAGGCCCTGATCAAACGCTCCACGGAACATTGCATCGTGGAAGTGGATGTTCCACGTGGAACATTCAATAAGCTGAAAACCGCCGGGCAATCCCAACTGGGGAAGAAGTATGACTGGTGGGGTATCCTCGGCCTCTCCCTCAACCGCGACTGGCAGGACCCCAGCGACTGGTGGTGCAGCGAATATGTTGCCTGGATGTTCGAACAGGCGGGGTCCCCGCTTATTCGGGCTTCTGCTGTCCATCGGGTTACCCCGGAGGACCTCTGGAAGTTGCCCTTCAAAGTGGTGTACAGTTCCTAGAAATCTCAAGCGGTGTTCTGTAAACTCACGACACAACTTGTCATGTCAGGAATTATCAAAATGTCCGAGCCGTTCTCGATCACCACCACGCTCGGTCTTCTTAAGACCAAGTACGCGGTCGCCATCAGCGGCTTCCTGGGCACGGCCGTTACCCTCAGCTTTCTGGATACCCCCTTGGGGAAACTTCGGCTCTTCGTTGCCCTTGCGTCCGGTAGCTTAACGGCCAACTACCTGACCCCGGTGCTGGGCTTCTACCTCTCCATCCCCGCCGCGATCCACGGCGGCGTCGGCTTCCTGCTGGGGATCCTCGCCATGGGGATCATCCCAGGAATCATGACCCTTGGGGGGGAGTTCAAGAAAGCCCCGCGTAAGTATCTTCAGCGTTTCCTCAAACGGTGACCCCCATGGCCTCCTTGCCCTCGATCCTCTTCGCTCTCTGTGCCTTCCTGGTAATGGCAAAGTCCCTCTGCGTCCTCAATCACATGAATCGCAAGACACCGATGTTACTGAGGGGTCTGTATATCCTGACCTCCACGCTGGGGTTCTGTGGCCTGCTGGTACAGGCTCAGCCGCACTGGTGGCTGGCCCTGATCGCCCTGGTGCTGACAGTCGATACTGTTCATTGAGTGGGACCCCCTTCACGGTCACGAGGGGTGGGAAAAACTGAAGGGGACACACTGATGCTACCCGAACTGCTGTGGATTGCCGAAGCCCGTAAACACATTGGGCAGAAAGAGGTGCCAGGGCCTAAGTCGAACAACTGGATCCTCAACTTGTGGGTCGTACTGGCCCCATGGTTAGGGAAGGCCGATGATTCCGCCGTCCCGTGGTGTGGAAGTTTCGTTCGGTCGTGCCTTCTCTCCGCCAAGCTGCCTGTCCCCAAGGACTGGTATCGGGCCAAGGCCTACCTGGAGCTCCCTGTGAAGTTGGACAGGCCGGCCTATGGTTGTATCGTCGTCTTCGACCGGGAAGGCGGGGGTCATGTCGGCTTCGTGGTTGGTCGTGATCAGCATGGCAACCTGATGGTCCTCGGTGGGAATCAAGACGACATGGTTTGCATCAAACCCTTCAAGCGGGAGCGCGTATCCGGTTACCGCTGGCCGTCCTCCTATCCAGCGGCGTCCAGGTTCATCTTGCCATTGCTGGATTCCGACGGGAAGGTGTCGAGCAATGAGGCATGACTACAAGCTGGCGGAGGCTGTCAACTCGGAGGTAAACAATTCCGTCACCTACCGGACTGACATGCAACAATACCAACGGCCGGAGCATTGGGTCCCGGCCGGGCGTTTTGGGGATTGTGAGGACTATGCTTTGGCCAAGCGGGGGCACTTGTTGGCTGCGGGGTGGGACCTCAGCAAACTCGCCCTGGTTACCTGCCGGTATGGGAATGACGTCGGGCATTGTGTCCTGTGGGTGATGACGGATCGCGGGGGGTATATTCTGGATAATCGGTACCCGTCACCGATGCCGCCCGAGGTCCTGAACTATGAGTGGGAGGGGATGTTATGTGGAAGCGAATGGCGGCGGCTGCAGGGCTGGCAATGATCCTTGGTGCCTGTGCCGTAAATGGTGGGAGGCCCGTCCTTGGGCCGGTTGTTGATGAGCCTGTCGGCTGGTCGGATTACTGTCAGCGAAACCCTACCGACCCCAGTTGTTGAGGACCGCCTGTGCCTGCTGCGTCAGCTCGTCCACGCCCTTGTCGTTGATCAGGGAGGCATCCAGGTTCTCCGGGGTGATCCAGGAGGTATCCTCGGAAACATGCGAAACCTGCTGGTACAGCTGGCAGGGGCGGGTGACCGCGATGTGCATCAGGGAATCTCCGAAGGCCTGCTTAAAGAGCTGGTATTCATGCGCGAACCGTAGGTCGTCGATGACAACCCCATAGCCGCAGCGAAGCATGGCCTTGGCGTTCTCAATCGCAATCTTGACCCAGAGATCCCGGTCAATCATCTCCCGCCATTCCGTTCCCAACGTCTGCAGCAACCGCCGGGTTGTCACGGTGCCATCCCCGAGGCCCGGGATTGGTTCTTCCTTCCGGCTCCCGTAGACCCGGTCCACAATGGCTTCCTCGTCAGGTACCCCCCCATACCACTCTTCCAGCAAGGTCGAGATCATCCGTTTGATCGGGGAGGCGAAACTGATCGGTACGTAACCCTGCTGCTCGTGGAAGTACCCGGCCAGGGTGGATTTGCCGCTCTGGGGGCCTGACAGGCTGCTGATCAGGATGACACGGGGGGCTTTAGTCGTCATATTCATGCCCCTCCACAACCGCACGGAACTGTCTCCAGCCGCGATAATTCCGACAACGGGAGCTCGAACTGGCTAGACAGTAGGCCGGATGTTCCATCGGGGAGGCGTGAATGGCCTTTGGGTCTGCTGTTAACCTTGCAAACAGCCCCAAGTCCTTTGCCTTGTCAGGGGCGCTCCCATCGTGGTTGAGGTAGCTGACACGGGCACAACGGGCGGACGACAGCTTGGCCAGAAAGACGGCATTGTAGACACCCCCACGACTATCATGAACCCAGGCTCTCTCCTCGGCCGTGATGAACGGGAGGTGCCAGTTGTTGACGTCATCCGGGCCGTAATCCCCGACAATCCTTCGTGGAGTCGAAGCCCTCATAGCCTCGCGAATGGTTTCGGCGATCGCCCGGATCTCGGGTTGGGCAGCATCATGCGCCCTGAGGTTGAAGTAGTTGTCCCAGTCGGTGCCGGAGATGACTTCCTCCATCCACTGGTAGGGTTCCGTGACACGGTTGGCGATCTGCTTATGCGCTCCCAGCCACGCCAACAGCCGGGACAGACGTTGCGCGATCCGACGGGACAGCCTCCAGACCTTCTTGACAGCCCACAGGCGCCAGCCGGTTAGTTCTGTAGAAGCCTGCATGCCCGCTTGGTTGAGCCCCCAGTGGAGGGGCTCGGCGGTGGCCCGAGCGGCCATCCTGGAGACGGGGATTGCCCGGCTGCTGGCAGCCCCTCTGGAGTGCGCTCTGTGCCTTAACATCTCAGCGTGGATCATCCGGTGATACCGGATCTTCAGGGTGGTGAGGCGGGCGGTGCCGTGGATTGTGTCCTCGATCACTTCCGCGTAGATATCAGGCTTTTCCACTGAGGAGCTCCTCCAGTCGTTTGTTGAAAAATTCGATCGACTCCTCTTCCGTCGTGCGACCGATCTTGAAGTACTTCCAATTCCATGGGATGTCCTCGTCGGTGAGGGCTTCGACACCTCGAAGGCAATCCCAAGCCTCGCCGTCATCACGCTCGAACAGCATCTGCCGTTCGGTCGCCAGCATGATCAAGTCGGCCTGCTTGATGGTGGCGTGATAGGGATTGACGTTGAGGCGGTGGAAGACCACCTGTTCGATCCTCCCTTCCAGCTCTTTGTAGACAGGCCCCAGCCTCATTTTGAGCGGGGTTGTGATGTCCCCCGTGAAAGCCTCGGCCGCGTCGTGCCACAACGCCCCCAAGGCCCGCGCCGGGGGTACCAGGTAGCTCGTGTTGATGCAGTGCTGGGCGACACTGTAGGCAACCTCCGTCTGGCCGTTGAACCGGTTGAGGCGGGCGAGGGCTCCGGTGATGTCAGGAATCGTGAACACGGACAGCCAGGGGTCATCGAAATAGAAACGACCCCCGCTGCGCAGCAGGATATGATTCATTTGCGGACCCTCTTGGCAGCCTTGCGAACCTTCTTCTCCCGCATGTAGCGAGCGACAGGGCCTTCATTCTCCCCGCCATTCGCCTCCTGGAGGAGGCGATTGACGAAGCGTGTTTGTTCCACGACCAGGTTGTGGTTTGGATTCATCTCAGACCCCCTGGAACCAGGGCTTGCGAACCACCTTGGTCTTTCGCGGGAAGTTGTACATGACCATGTAGAGGCTACCGTAGTAGTAGGTCATGTTGGAGATCCCGCGGTCGTGCTGGTCCTTGGCGTTGGATATCGCCGAGGTCGCCAGAATGGGCCAGAGGCAGCTATCGCGAGGGCGGACGGCGACGATGTATGGGAGACACTCGAAAGGGCCGAGATCGACCCCGTAGGCTTCCAGGAGGCCCTGAATGTCCATGTAGTTCACCCCGAACTCCATGGTGATCTCCTGGGGGGTCGCCATGCCCGTTCGGAGCGCCTTCACGATGCTCTCACGAGTAGAGGAATTCAAAATCTGCGCCATGTCAGGCTCCTTACAGTTGAATGGTGTGGTCGGCGGAGAGCTGCTTATGCGTCACCACCAGGATTTGCGATACCTGGCCGCGCAGTCGTCCGAGACAAGCCATCAGGTAGCCGGCACGTTGTTCGTCCATCGAGGCGTCAAGCTCATCCCCGAGGAAGACGCTGAACACTCGGTTCGTCAGCACCTGCCCCAGCCCCAGCCGCAGGGCCAGGTTGGCGACCGCCTTGCCGGACCCGGACAACGCCTCGATTGCAAAACCATCGACGGTGATGTTGAAGGCCTCGTCCAGTTCCACCTTGCTCATCTCACCCCCCGTCATCTCGTTCAACAGCAAGCTGCTGACGGCGTTCAGGGAGGGTAGCAAGTGCGATTTGATACGGGCCTTCAACGCCGCCAGGGCTTCGCGGCCGGACTTCAGGTCAGCTATGGTCCTCTCCAGTTCCGCTATTTTAGCGGTGTCCGATTCAAACACCTCGCGTTGTTTCGTGTAGTTCGTGTAAGCCACTTCGTAGGCTGACGTCGAGATCAGCAGGGTCTCCAGGTTCTGGAGATCCCCGGCGACGTCCGGCAGCTTCGCAAGTGCCTCCGCAAGCTCTTGGCGAACCAGTTGGTCTCGCTCATAGTTGCCAAGATCGGTTTCGTACTTCGCCTGCTGGAAGCTCCAATCGGCGTGGGACTTCAGATCCTGCTCCAGTTCCACCTTTTCCTTCTTCAGGGCATCAGCCTTCAGCAGGGCCAGGGCGATCTTGTCAGCCTCATACGCCCCCAGGCGTTCTTCGTAGGCGGCAAGCTTGCGGGCGTAATCCTGACGGCCGGCGTCGGCTGCCGTCCACTGGGCTTTCAACGAGGCATCGTTCTCAATGAACTTGCCTTGCTCAAACTCAGCCTGGGCCTTCAACTCGGCGTGTGGCTCCACATTGCCGTGGAGACGTTCCTGGAGGGCGAGATAATCAATCGTCCAGACCGGTTGGGTCATCGTATCCGGAACGTCCTGATAGTGCTCCAGGGCCCGGTGGGCGTTGGGGAAGGTCCCGTGGCAATGGGGGCACTCGGTATCCCCTTGCTTCAGCAGCTGCTGCTTCTGCTGGAACCGTGCCCACATCTGGAGATCCCTCTGGTTCTGGTGGATCGTTTCCAGTGCCATCGTCGGCAGTTCCAGCTTGGCCAGACGCTTGATGGCATCGGCGAAGCGTGCACGGGCAGCAATCGACTCGGATAACTGGTCGATTGTGTAGCCCTTCAGGTCGACCTCAACGGGCTCTTCAGGCTTCTGGGGCACCGCGGCGACTCGGGAGGCCAGCACAGCGGCGGTAGCCAGGGAGTTGTTGATCTTCTCCAACTGAACCTTGACGGCCTCAGGGTCCACGGATTGCCCCAAGGACTTCAATGAGCTGTTCACCGGGGAGGGTTCGGCGACAACGGGTTGTGCCAAACGGGCCAGCATGACCGCCCGGCGGTTGGCCTTCTCGCGCAGGTCGGCCATGGCGGTGCGGATATCCTCGACCGGCAGGAATGGTTCAGGTTTCACGGGGTCGACGGGTATCACGATACGGTCGGTGGTGAACTTGAGTTCCTTGCTGAAGGACAGGGCCTCGCTTGACAGCTCAGTTGACAGTTCGTCGATGGCGGCCAGGCCGATCGTCTGGTCGATCAGGGCCTTGCGCTCGGTCGGCTTCATGCTGTCACTGAACGCCATCACCTGATTCTGGTTGCAGCAGTTGGCGATGTCGAAGACCTTCAGGCCGTAGCCGAAGATGCCGATGACCGCCCCGTTGACCGGGGTGGTGCCGTAGGCGATCTGCTCCCCGTCGCCCTTGTAGAGCCAGGTGCCCTTCGGGGAGCGAACGATACGGTAGTCGGTATCACGGACGGTAAACTCCAACTCGACTTCCAGCTTCTTGTAATCGGAAGCAGGCCGGCGGAGGGCGGAGGTGCCGAACAGGGCGAAGCGGATCATCTCGATCACGCTGCTCTTGCCCTTGCCGTTCCGACCGGTAATCAGGGTGGTCCCGACGCCGAAGCCGAAGGGGTTGTGTGTGGAGTAGTCGACGTAGTGGCCGTCGATGCGCAGGGACTTAAGCATGGCTCAGTTTCTCGGTCAGGGTGGTGTTGATACGGCTCTGGAGGGCCTCGGAGACGCCGAACTCGGTTAGGGTGGTGCTGATCATCGTCCGCAGGTCGAACGTGTCATAGGCGGCCACGGGGTTGCCTTCCTCATCCACCTTGGCGACCCCGCTCAACGTCCTCTTGAACGTCCTGGACAAGCAGTTGAACTCGCGGGGGTACTCGGCGCCGTCGATCAGCAGGATGCGGACGTTGCTATCGGCGAAGATGTCCTCGTCCCCCTCCAGCATGTCTTCCACCTGCTCCGGGGTGAGTGTCATGTACAGCATACTGCCGTCAGGCTCTTCGCCGTGGGCGTAGGGCTGCATGGAGCCGACGACGTGGATCTCCATGCCGTTGCGGGTGAACGCCTCGGCCTTGTGGATGTGGCCGGTGAAGACCTTTCCCACTCCCAGGTTTGCCAAGGCATCGAGCGGGATCAGGTTGTGCGTGTCCTCACCGTGCTGGGTAATATCCCAGTGGCCGAAGGCGGCAGCCACAGGCTCCCCCCACTTGTTCTCCTGAAGAAAGGAGACATCGTCGTGGGCAGAGACATCCGGAGACCAGCCGCAGAACAGGAAGACGGTTGAACCCGTCTGGTGATAGCCGGCGCGTTCGGCGACCAGGATGCCCTCTACGGGCCAGGTCAGTTCCCGCAGCAGGTCGAACGAGGACTTCTTGTTGCTGTCCCGGCTGGCGTCGTGGTTGCCCCGGAGGATGATGATCTCGCGGCCGTTGTCGGCCGCCGTGGTGAGGAGGTCATAGGCCCTCAGCACGACCTCCGGAGGAACGACGAACTTGTCGAACAGGTCACCCATGATGACGGTGATGTCGGCTTCGACGTTGAGCTGTTGCTCGAACTCTTCCCAGACCATTTCCTCGCGGTCACCGAGGCGGTGGAGGGGGACGCCGGTGCGGAAGGTGCGGCCGAGGTGGACATCCCCACAAACATTTACGGTCAGACCGCTGATCTTATGGATTGGCATGGCCTCAACCCTCCACCTTGCTGTAGGGGTACTTCACCGGGTCCTTCTTGAACGTCATGCTGAAGAACGAACCGACGGACTCCGACAGGCGGAGCTTTTCAAACTCCAGCATCGTGACGTTGCGGTACAGGTAGGTGCCGCCGTTCTTGAAGCGGACCTTCATCTCGTTGCGGCGGGGGTCGTGGCCGATGGAGTCAATCTGCGACGACTCTACGGGGATCATGATGATGCTCATGTTGTTGCTCCTGTTTGGGGTTCGGTCATGTTACAAAATACAAAACCGCCCTGGTGGGCGGTTTTGTTGGGGTTGTGTTACTTCTTTTTAGGTGGAGGTGGCGGCGGAGGGGGCGGCTTGGGCCCGGTGGGTCCTATGTAATTTCTCATGCGGGTGCCCCCTTGGTGTCATCCATCACCTTCAACAACAGCTTCACCTGATGGAAGCAATCGTCGATCGCGTTGTGAACCTGACCGGTCTCTCCGATGTTGTACTCGTTCAGCCTCGGCGCCTGCGGCCAGTAGCGGGCGCGGATGAAGCTGTTGAGGTCGTTGGCCTGACGATAGTGGAAGGGGTTCGCAAGGCCAGCGTCGTGGAAGTAGCTGGACAGGAACATGAAGTCGAAGGAAATCGGCTTGGACCAGAAGGTCGGCTTGCTGTTGCCCACCCAGGTCTGGAAGCGTTCCATGACCTCGCGCCAGTCCTCCTGGCGGCCCATCAGTTCCGCCAGCAGCTCCCGACGATCTTCATGCAACCACCAGTGGCGGGTGCCCTCGTCCCAGTGAAGGTGCTTGGGGATGGTCAGGCAGGCCTCGAAGACATCACCGCTGATCCAGCCCCGCAGCAGGTCGAAACGAACAGCGGCGATCTGCAGGATCCCGTGGCGGCCGGGGATGGTGCCGGTGGTTTCCAGGTCTATCATGATGTCGCCGTAGTCGGCGGCAGTTATACCTGACATATATGGTTCTCCAGTTCGTCCCAACGTAGGGACTGTTTGCCTTTGTCGATAGTGGCGATGATCAAGGTTGCCGGGATCCGGTACCACTGCCCGGTCCCTTCCCGTTTGACGTAGAGTAGGTACTCCACTCCATGCTTCACCGACAGGCTGATGGTCTGCATCTGGCTGCGCTGAAGGGCGCTGAATGGGAAGCTGACCTTCTCGTGGGTGGACTTCACCTCGGCGAACCACATCCGGCCGCCATGTGCGACCAGGAAGTCGGCTGGCTGGGCGCTGACCTTGTTCCTGGCGGCCTTGGTGTCCACGAAGCGGTGGACCAGGGCGCCTTTCGGCACGAATCTTCCGAGGAACTCCTGCTCGGCAAGATCGGAAAGGATGCTCATCGTTTGAAGCCTCGCATTCGTTGGATTTTCCCGTAGTCCTCCTGACAGTCGGTGTCGCAGAAGGCGGCGCCGTCCTTCGTCCGTTCGTTGCAGTTCAGACAGAACTTTCGGGCGAGGACCGGGGCGGCGTTCGCCTCTGCACGGGCCTTGGCGATGTTCGCCTCGACCTGCTTGTCGAAGCTATTGTTCTCCTGGAGGTGATCGAGTTCATCAGGCATTTTGTAACATCTCGTGAAAAAGGTGGAGGTGAGAAGGTAGCCTCTCACCGTTGTTGTTGTCTATCCCGGCGGTTGGCCGGGTGGTTTTCCCAGTCCTCATCCGTGAGGACCTTGGGGTAGTCGACGCAGTACTTGCAGCCTCGGCGGTGGGGGAACCACCAGCCCAGGCAGTGGCATGGCAGTGGACGTTTACGGCGTCGACTGGCTGTCATAAGAACAAGTAGTCCACGACCTTCTGGCGTTCCCCCTGGGTGGCGCACTTACCGCCGCGCTCCTCGCTGATGCCAGGGATGACGCCCCCCTTGGGGAGTTCCATCAGCTCTATCTGACCCTTCGGGCATTCCTTGGGGTCGAACGGCTGGAAGTTCCTGCCGACAGCCAGGCTGGAGTCCAGCTTGATCGTCGTGAACAGCCCTTCCCCGTCGATCATCAGGTCATAGAGATCCTGCATGAAGCGGACGGCATCCTCCTTGTGGACGGAGCAGACCAGTTCGTCATGGACCAACAACCACAACCGGGCACGGTAGCCCTTCTCCCTGATCATCTTGCGGAGCTTGAGGATCTTCCGCTTCGCCAGGGTGGCACACAGCCCTTGCACCATGGCGTTGACGGACTGGTTGCCCGCCCGGTTCTGGACCTTGCGGATCACAAGTTCCGCGAAGCCGGGGACGCCATAGGGTGCAAACTTCTGCCGCATGATTTCCGCCCACTGCTGGGTGGCCTCAAAGCGGTCCCTCCGGAGGTGGTCCGGCAGCTCGACGTAGCCGTTCAGTTTGGCGGACTGGATCGTGTCAATCCGCCACTGCTCGGCAACGGCAAAGGTGTCCCGATAGATCTCCGTGAACTCCCACATCTCCTCGCTGGTCCAGCCGACCTCGCGGGCGACGGTCCCCAACGCTCCACTGTACCAATAGCCGAAGTTTCCCCCCTTCCCCAAATCCGTCCGGAGCTTCTTCTTGTCCGGATGCTTCATGAACTCCTCCAGCGGCATCCGCAGCATCTTCGCGGCGGTCCAGGAGTGGAGGTCGTCGTGAGGCCGCTGGCCATAGGCGCGGATGAAGGCCGGGTCCTGCGAATACTGACCGACGATTGCCAGTTCTACCGCAGACCAGTCGGCCGACACCAGCACGTGATCCTCCTGGTCGGGCTCGAAGAAGCCCCGCACATAGGCGCTGCCGCCGAACTTGGCCAGCTGTTGTCCGTTGGGGAACTGGCAACTTGTCCTTCGGGTAGCCAACCGGCTGGACAACACCGGATACATGCAGTTCGTTTCTGGGTCCGTCAGCAGCAGGTAGGGCGTCAGATACAGCTTCATCCGCTGCTCCACCCCCGCCAGGGTACGGTAGGCCTGCAGGACGCGGATGCGGGGGTCAGTGGCCAGATCCTTGTCCTTGACCTCCATTTTGTCAGGGTTGAACACCTGCTCGAATGGCAACCCCCGCTCCTTGGCCCAGCCCTTGGCGTAGCGCCGGAGCATGTTGGTACGAGCCTCGTCATCCGACTGCACCTTGCCGTCCGCTAATTGGAAGGACAGGCCGCACAGGTCGTACAGCATCACACGCATCGGCATGTAGTGGTTGAGGTTGATGCCCGTGGATTCCTTAACACCTTTCTCGGCGGCCCAGCTGGCACTGGTCGGCGAACGGACCTGCATGACCTGGGTGAAGTCGTCGCTGCTGTCCGCTGAGTTCGCCCAGGCTTCGATGTTGTCCCGGTACTTCGCGCCGTTCTTCGGGTACCACTTGGGGTCATAGCAGAACAGCTTGTCGTGGAGGTCCTTGCGGAAGGGGAGCAGCTCCCGGACGGCTTCCTTCATCTGTCGTAGACAACGGGCAGCTTCCTTCCGCTCCATATCACGACGCATCAGGATGTTGTGGGTGTTGACCTTCAGGCCCCCCATCCAGATGGAGGCGTACTCATGCACCATCGGGTTTTCCTGGTTGAAGAAGGTAGGCACGGCAGCCGGGTTGGTCTCCATCAGGTACTGGAGGACACGCTTGTACAGGGCCACGGCCCAGTAGGCGTCATCGCAGCCGTAGCTGACTACCTGGTCGCCGGTCAGCTCGTCCATCCGTTCCGCCCCAGCGGCCTTCAGGACAGCCTCATAGGTCTCCATTTCATAGTCGAACCACGACTTCACCGCCTGCTTCAGGCCGTAGCCATAGGCCAGGTTCTTGACGTAGCCATTGTAGGAGTGCTCAGCATCGGACTCCTTGGCGATGATCTTGAACAGCAGCTCCTCCTGCTCCGGGGTCAGCTCCTCGCCGTAGCGGTAGTCGGAGAACAGCCGGACGATCTGGGGAATCAACCGGGCCATGCCTCCGAGGTCCGGCGTCATGATCTTCGACATGGGGTAACTGTCCGGGTTGTAGGCGGTGACGCAGAGCTGCATGGAGCAGATCAGCCGATCACCCAGGTCATAGCCCTGAGACATCATGAAGGTCATGATCTCGAAGGGGGCGTTGTGAATCACCCAGTAGGCTTGCTGCCCCCGGTGGTCCAGGATCTCACGGACCTCCGGCCAAGTGAGCTGGTTCTCGACATCCGCATGGAACAGGTTGAAGTAATAGGCCGTGTCGTCTCCGTCGACATAAACCGACAGGCCTGTCATTCGGTTGCGACGAACGTCGAAGACAGTCTTCTTTTCCTCCAACTTCAGCATGCCGGCGTGGGCATAGCGGCCGGTTGTTTCAGTATCCAGGCCAATCAGTCGGGCCTGCTGCATCTTGAGCTTAAGTGGCCACTGCAGCTCGTGGTAGTTCCTCCGGTCAACAAGGACCTCCTTGACCGGAGAGGGTTGTTTCTTGCTCATACCTTCTTCACTCCTTTCTCAATCAGGCCTACCAGTTGCTCACGCATCCGTCGGGCCTGTTCCGCGTTGATGACACAGTTGTCGTACAGCCGTTCGATAGCCTGAACGCTATCCTGCCATGTCACGATCTGTGACAGGGTTGGTTGGAAGCCCTGCCCGAGCAGTTGTCCGCCGATATTGACGGGCCTGCGAAACGAGATTTTGAGGGTCACAGGACACCCCACATGTATTTCTTGCAGGTCTCGCGGTAGGCCTCGACGTTCAGTCTCGACCGTATGGTCTCCCGGTTGACCAAGCCGGGGTCGACCGGAAGGAAGCCTACGACCTTCCAGAAGGTTCGCATCAACTCACGGTTGTCGCTGTCGAGGAACCAGGTGGATTGCGCGGGCTTCATGGTCGCCAGCAGGAAGTTGACGGCAATGTCGTCGCCTTCCAGGAAGGCCTGCCATTCCCGTTTGGTGCTGTCGGTCAGGCTCGCCCAGGCCTTGTCGCCAAACAGCTTCAGGCCTGGGATGTTATCGGAGGAGTCGCCGACGAGCGTCTTGTACAACCTGACATCTGCCCCGGTGACGATGCTCGCCAGCTTGGGCCGTTCCATCAGCTTGACGTTGGGCAGCTCTTCCAGGGTGAGGAAGTCACCGTCGTTGGACCAGATACAGACCTCGCTCATCAGGCCGGAGTAGGTGCTGGCAAGGTGGGCGATGACGTCGTCCGCTTCCCAACCGTCGATACGGATGACTGTATTGAGGGGGTCGCAGTGCGGCAGAAGGTCATTCTGGACGGCGCGGATGAAGTCGTAGGCCCCATTGACCATCGGCGTTTCACGGTCCCGCTTGATCTTGTAGTCGGGGTACAGCGCACGGCGGGCGGTGAGGGCGCCCTTGCCGTCGAAGACCCAGACACGGGGTTCTCCCTGGCTGTACAGCGGGACAACCTGCTGTACCGGTCGGCCGGCCTCAAACGCCCGGCGCAGATAGTTGTTGGCATCGTAGATGTGCAGTCTCATTGTTTTCTCCAGATGTTAAAAACCCCGCCTTGTGGGCGGGGTCGTTTACAACAGTGTGGGGTTACTTGGCGGGGCCGATGAACTTGAAGGTCATCTCCCCGTACGTCTTACCCTTCTTCTCGATGGGGGCGAAGCCGATCTCGACTTCGACTTCCGCACCGATCTCCCACAGGCCGGCCGCTTCGATGTCCTGCTTCAAGCGGACAGCATGCTTGAAGCTGGTAGTCGCCGTGGTGTAACCCACAGTGGTCCCGGCCTTGAAGTCACCCGCGTCTTCCAGCAGGGTAAATACCAGGTCGGCTGCCGGATATGGCCTGGCGTTGGGGTCAATACGGCTGATGCGGTCCAGCTCGGCTTGCCAGCTCTTGCCATCCGCTGTGCGGGCTTCGTCATAGGTCTTGACGTAGTTGACCGGATTCTGGCCGAACTTGATGGACAGGTTGCGGGTGAAGCCACGCTCGTTGGAGGCTACCATCTTGGCCTTGATCGTCTTGACCAGGTTTCCCTTGCCAGCTTCCAGGCCGAAGTAGGACACCTTCAGGAAGCCATCAACGACCATACCAGGTATGGGGTCATCCATCGTCAGCTTCTTGCCGGCAGAGGGCATGGCGACAGCAGTCGAGGCGTTCACGACAGCGACATCGGTCACCGGGGCGGGGGTGGAGTTGGTGGCTTGGTACTTGGCGATGGCGATCGCTTGATCGACGGGGGACAGGGCAGCGAAAACTTCGGGGGACAGACCAGCGGTGGTAGCAGTAGTCATTTTGACTTCTCCAGATTCAGTTTTAGGGTTCAGTGTCGTGTTCAACACCTGACAAGACCCTCGGTGAAGGTCTTGTCGGGTGGAGCCTTTCACAAGGCCCACCAGACGGTTGATGCTACAGACATCAGAGGGAGACATCCCGACAGCGCCGACCCGGAATGGTTGGTTAGA